ACCCCGATGAGTTTCCACGGCAGCAGCTTGAATGCGGTCAAAGAACCGATCACGGCATCACCTGTTCATCAGCCGGCCGACGGAGGCCAGATCGTAGTGCCCGGCGACGCCGGGAAGGCATAGCCGCACCAGATCACGCGAGAACGGGTTCCGACGATCGATCATCGGCACGCTCGGGTCGACGTTTATCCCGTATCTGGTGCGCGGGCCGATCAGCATGCTTAGTGCTCCACAGCGACCGGACCGAGCCAGATTTTATTGCCGCTCGCTGGCAGCGTGGCGCCCGAGCTGTTGCGCAGGATCAGTTTGCACGCTCCCCACGGCATCATGACCGTCCCCTGCCCCCACGCAAGATCGCCGTGGCGGCACTGGTGCCGGAGAAGGCCAAGCTGATGCCTTCCTGCCACCCGACGAGAGGGAGACGATACCCGTTCTTGTCTGCGTACATACTCAGAACCTCCGCACCTGCGGGGTGAACTCGAACTCCCAGTGACCGATCGGCTCGGCACTGATGGTCGCGTCGACGACCGCCACAACCTTCTTTCCTGCGACGAACGAAATGTCGTTGTCGAAGATGACCCGATAAAGCCCGTTGTCTGCGACGTGAGGGATTGTCAGCGGCCACGTCATTCCGGTGAGCGCCGTGCCGGTCTTTTTGTCGCGAAGGGTCACCGCAACGTCCGCGTCGTTGATCACCTCCTCGGTGATCTCGTCGGTGAGCCACACTCGCAGCATGTTCGGGTTCGCGACAAACGCGGTCATCTCAGCCTCGCCTCATCAGGTCGAACTATGCCCTGTATCGGGACTGCCGTCTACCTTTGGATCGATCAGGATGTCGGCTCCGGTCGTCGGATGAACAGCGAGAATTGCCGAGACACGCGGGCCTATCGCGATCTCAGCGCGTGCCACACGTGTCGCGATCCCGGACGGGGTCCGGGTTCCTGCCCCAACCAGCGTAGGAACCGGAGCTAAGATCGCTTCCAAACCGACGATCACCCGAACACCGGAGCCGTTGAGGATCGTCGTCGGTGTGATGACAGTTCCGGAGCCTGTGACGATCCGACGACCAGTACCAGCTAGAGCAGGGACGGGAGCCGCGACACCGCCGGCGCCGATTACGGGGCCGATGACACTTCCGGCACCACTGATAGTCGGAGTAGATGCGGAAATCGCCCCGGAGCCTGTGACCGTGCGGACGCCGGAGCCGGAGAGCGTGGGGACCGTGGATGTGACCGCCCCGGAGCCTGTGACCGTGCGAACACCGGAGCCAGAGAGCGTGGGGACCGTAGATGCGACCGCCCCGGAGCCTGTGACCGTGCGGACGCCGGAGCCAGAGAGCGTGGGGACCGGGGCCGTGATCGCCCCGGAGCCTGTGACCGTGCGGACGCCGGAACCAGAGAGCGTGGGGACCGTAGATGTGACCGCCCCGGAGCCTGTGACCGTGCGGACGCCGGAACCAGAGAGCGTGGGTACGGAGGCTGTGATCGCCCCGGAGCCTGTGACCGTGCGGACGCCGGAACCAGAGAGCGTGGGTACGGAGGCTGTGATCGCCCCGGAGCCGGTTACGGTGCTGCTGGTGACTGTTCCAGAGCCGCCAAGGGTCGGGACCGGGGCCGCTATGGAGCCGACCCCTTGGGAGGCGCGACCGCCCAAGCCAGCAACGACGCCGACCGGAGCCTCTATAGCACCAGTGCCGGTGACGATACGCTCGATAGCGCCCGTGGTCGTGGGCACCGGAGCGGAGACCGCTGCTCCACCCACCACGGCGCGCTCGCCTGCCGCTGAAACGGTCGGAGAGGTGCCGCTGATAGCGCCGCTGCCGACAACCGACCGCTCACCGGAGGCCGCAGCTTCCGGGGCAACAGCAACCGCACCAGCAAGGCCGCTAACGACGCGTTCTCCGGTGGCGTCCACGCTACCGGCAGGAGCTTGCACGGCACCCGTGCCGGATGCGCCGGTAGTGTAGACAACCGTGAGTTTTGGCGGAACGCCAGTGCTGCCGTCCTCAAAGACCACATAGGCGTTTGCGCCCGGATCGGTGTCTAGCCGCTCATCATCCGAATGGAGGTAGACCGTCGTGTTGCCGGTCTTGTTGATGGCTGCAATGAACGCCGTCTCGCTGGAGAAGTCATTGTAGCTCGACGTAACCCCACTTGTTGCCAAAGATGCAACGAGCGGATAGCTCCCCAGCGTGTCCGGGTCCACAAAGTCAGGCGTGCCAAACGCTGCGCCGAGATCAACGGCGCGGACCTCAATAGTGAAGTCAACGCTCGAATTATCAAGATACAGATACAGCGACAGTGTGACTGAGGTGATGATGGCGTCATCCGGCAAGGATGAAGTGTCGAACACAAGGCCGCCGTTGTCGATATACGACCCCGATACCTCATAGCCGACATAGACGCCGTCAGTGACCAAAAGCGAAGTGTTAGCCCGTGCGTCCGCCCAATCGGTGCCGCCCCGATAGATCGTGCCATCAGCCGCCGTGGAGTTGAAAACCACGGAGGTCTCGCTGCTGCTTGAGACAGTGCCGGAAGCAGAGACAGTCGGGACCGTTCCGAAGATATCGGCGTCGCCCCATTCGTCCTCATAGTCAACGATCAGGGCGGGCCGATAAGCCGCCGTGGCGTTCTCAGAGGAGCGGATAGTGTAGCGGTGGTCAGAGGTCCCCGGCGAGGTGCCGTTGATGAAGTCTGCCGAGGCCAGCGTAACGCCGAAATAGTCGGAAGCATCGGCGTCCGCCTGCGCCTGAGCGACAGCCGAGGCATTGAGCGAAATCTGGTAGGTGGTGGTGGTGCCGTTGTTGGTGGACGGGATGGTGCCAAACACGGTCCACCCGGCCACGGTATCGCCCGGATACCAGTCGTCCGAGCCGATAATGCCGTCCGTGTTGTAGTCCAGAATTTTGATGTCGCTGGCGTTAGATACTGAGCTGCTGTTGGTGGTGTATTCCACCGTAACGGCGGTGATCTTCTTCCCGTTCAGGGAAGAAAGATCGAAGCCCATATAGGCCAGCCAAAGCAGGAACGTCCCGGAGTTGTACCGCTGGCCAGTGATGAAGGTGGACGCAGTGGAATTAACAACATCCGGCGTCGTGTCTGAACGCGCGGTAGCGTAGACCGTATCGTCCGAGCGGGTATAGCCGTCGCGTTGGCTGGACGCTGGCCGGATAGTCGTGGTGGCCATGCGTCACCCCCGGATGTATTCGAGGAACCTCACCAACTGGACCTGAGCCGCCGCTACCGGGTCATCCCGGCCAGCTGCTGCTACTTCGTAGGCGTTGTCGTCATCATCCACCACGATCATCGTTCGGATGACGCTCCCAGTGGGGTCAGGAACCCAAGTGTCCGGGTCCGTGTAGGTCCACCGGACTGTTTTGCCACTCACCGCGTCCGCTATGACGGCCACCGTGCTTCCGCCCTTGGCCTCCAAGGACAGGACAGAACACCCGAGGTCCGCAAGCTCTATCGAGGCTTGCGGGGACGCAACGCCGAAGGACACCTCGAACGCCGCGACAACTGATTGAGCGGCGTTCATGCGGCGCTCTCCGTTACGAGGCGGGCTGGGTGTAGGTGAAGCTGGAGACGCCCACGGTGTCGCCAGCGCCGATGGAGGTAGATGAAAGCTCCAAGTCGCCGCCACCGCCAGTTGCAGTTACGGTGCCGCGAAAGACTTCCGTGTTGTCGCGGTCCTGCACTTTGAACTTGGCGGCGGTGCCGCCCGTCGCGTCCGTGTCAGACGTGATGGTGTCAGCCGTGGCGACGCCGGTAGCCGCAGCGCCAAAAGCCGGGTTGGAAAAGGCGAGGGTGGCTACTTCCACGTCACCGCTGGTCATGATGACGAGATCGCCGTTTGCGTCGCCGCTTCCGGCGTCCAGCAAGTCCACGACCGCGTTTGCAGCGGCATTCCGCGCTGCGGTGGTAAGAGTGATGCCCATCAGGTAGTCTCCTCAAGAGGTTCGATGACGATAAGACCGTCTTCCTGCCACTTCTCGGCTGCGGCGGCCAGTCGGTCATTGCCCGCACGCAGCCAATACTCCATCCCGCAAACGTACGACGTCTGGAACTCCGGACAGAAAAAATCCTTCAACGGAACAAACATGGCCAGCTTCGTCTCGGTGGGGATCGTAAGGGTGTGGTCCACTGGCCTCGGTCCTCTCTGCAGTGCGGTATCTCGCCGGTTTTCCGCATCGTATCGTACCTGTCTGGCAGGCGCAATCACTGACCGGAGCCGTAGTTACCGAACCCGATCGCCGACCGGACGTCCGGGTCGTTCACGCGGACACCGAGCGGCGTGCCATAGATATCGCTGACCGCCCGAGCCCGAGCCCGCTGCCTGATGGTGTTGCTCAGCGACCCCAAGATCGCATGCGTCGGGTGCGCCTGATCGAACCGGCGCGCCTCACGCAGAAGCTCGACGGCACTCTCCCGATCCCCGCTTTCGATCGCCACGGCCAGTCGGCGGCGAAGCGCACTGGCCTCTCGCGAAATGCCCTTGAGACGGTTCTTCGCTGCCTGACTTTCTTCGGTGTACTCCGCCTTCTCGGCGGGGGTGATCCCGAGGAACTGCATCATGACATCGTTCGCGCCCGCGCTCATCGGCATCTTGTTACCCGCCCGATCGACATAGCCGTCCGTAGTCATCCGCATTGCCTCGATCGGACCCTTCAGCGCGACCGGCAGGGTCTGCTTCATCCCTGTGAGCACGTCCCCATCGAGCGCCGTGGAGGTTCCCTCGATCAGGTTACCGAGCATGCTGACCGGAGCGCCAGCGGCCGAGGCCAGATAGTTGTTGATGCTGTCTCTCCAGTTGGCCTTGTCGGTCAGCAACTTGCTGAACGGCAGGATATTCTGCTCTCCGACACGACCAGAGAAATCCGCCCCGATGGCGCGAGGGGCTCCACGCGCGATCACTTCACCGACACCCTTCCCGAGACTGTCGGACAGGAAGTTTCGCCACGCAGTCTGCACATCGTAAGGCTTGTCCTTGTCGTCCCCGAGCTGGTTCGCAAGGGCGTCGATCGCAGCGAAAATGACGGAAGCGATCGGCATGCCCGCCGTACCCGCCAAGAACCCGACCGCAGCGAGATGCCCGCCCATCCATCGGCGTGCAGCTGCCCGCTCCTCCTTGGTCGTCCCGGGACGGGTGAACGCCGTCGTCATCTCCCGGTACATCTTTTCGATGAGCTGGTAGGTGTAGTTGTGGAATGCAAACAGGATGCGAGACCAGTTGCCGAACGCACCCGCCTTGCCGATCTGCCGAGCGGTGTTCCATGTGCCCCAACTGAACATCGACTGGTCCACCACTGTGTCCGCGTACCTCTCCAGATCAGGTTTGCCGCCGTGCAGCTCGCGAGCCGACAATCCGGCAATCAACCGGGTCATCAGCTCCGGATAGACTGAAGTGGCACTGGCAAACCGCAAGGTCTTGTCCCACGCGGTTTCGCCGCCCGCCTTGCTCGCCAACCGCGATGTCTCACGGGCAAGACCGCCAATGTCGATGTGGCCCCGGTTGACCATGCCCATGACGAACTTGGCCGTACTTGACGGGATGCCGGCAGCCTTGAGTGCCTTCATGGTCACGGACGCATCCGCGAACCGCAGATTGCCGTGCCGCCAACCCTCCGCCGCGACTGCCCGGAGAATGTTGAACGCCATCGGAGTGACTTTGGCGATGGCCTTTGCGGCATTCACGAAACCGTGAGTTTTTGCCAGCTCGGGCCACAGCAGAACCGGAACGGCTGTCAATTGGGTCAGCATGTACGCCGGAGACATGCTGAGGAAGTACGCGTGGTTCGCCGCCGTCAGCGTATCCACGAACCCGTGCTCAGCCCGCAGCGGCGCCCGAGCCTCCCGGAGGGTCAGCTCGCCATAGACGTCGAACATCCGCTGACGGTTCTGGAGCGTCATGCTCTCGTCCCGTCGAGCCGCACGAATTGCGCTCTGCATCTCCCGGAGCGCCCCGAGAGAACGAGGCGCGGCGGTCAAGCTCGCCAGCGCATTCGCACTCACGTCTGAACGGAACGCGAAGTTGCGGATCATGTCTCCACTGTAGCCGGGGACAACCCGTCGGCGAGCCATGACGCGGTTGATCGAGTTGTCCGGGAGCAGATCGAGCCAAGCCTGTGTCAGCGAGACGCGAAGGTCCGCTTTGCTCCGCGCCAACGCATCCGTTTGATCCTCGGTCATGCCGGCCGTCGCCTCGAACGTATCGCTGTCCACCACGGCGTCGATGACGTTCTGCAACCACTCCGGGGAGATTGTCCGGCGAACGTCGTCGTCGGATCGCGGCCCTTGGACGATCGGCTTGTCGGCTACCAGCAGGCCGGCAGCGCGCATCTTCTTGGCAACATCGAACAGCGCCTGCTGCTGCTCCGGGTTCTCGACCCGAAGATAGATATCCGAGACACCGGTCCCGGAGTTGAGCGAGACATGCCCGAACCCGGCCGCGTCCAGATGCTTGGCGATCCGGCGGACGATGTTTCGGTCGATCCGACCACCCTCTCCGGTCTTCATGGTCATCGACACGAAGTAGTCGCCACCTCGACCAAGATGGAAGTACGGCGCCTGCTCGACATCCGCCACATACTTCCGGATCGACGTCAGCATCCCTTTGAGCGCCTTGACCGCTCGCGGACGTCCATCCTCCTCGACTGCCTGCACGAACGCCTCGGCCCCGGCGATCCGCTGGTCAACCTGCTGCCGCCAATACCGCGCCGCACCCACCGGGTCGGTGTGCAGATCGCTCGCCGCCATGTACCCATCCATCGGGTGTGCGTCGAAGCCGGCGACCTGCTGGCCCGGGAACGTGGCCTGCATGAAGTTCTGCATCTGCACCGCGAACCGGGAGAACCAGTCCGCGTTGTTGCTCGCCAGCAGGTCGTCGTAGACCTTGTGCTGGCGCTTGCTCACCAGAGCCCGGTACTCGCCGTTGGCCTTGTCGACCCGCCCTCGGAGATAGGCGGCATCCTCGTCGTCGTGGAGCCACGTGTGGTCATCCCACGAACGCCGGGGATCGATGTCCTCGGCCGTGTACTTCATGAGTGTCTGGACCGTGTCGGCGGCCTTCGGATCGACCCTGCGAAGGTCGTAGAACCCATCCATCGCCGCGCGCTGCATCTGGACGATCTGGTTCTTGATCGCGTCCCGAGACTGCCGCGCCTGCATGTACCGCTCGAACGGGTTCCCGTCCTTTGTGGTGAACAGTTTACCGTACTGCGCGAACAGGTCGGTCAGTGACCGCCAGCCCATCGACAACTTCCGGGCTCCGGCGCCCACTGTCTGAAGGTCCTTGACGTTCTCCCACCAGCTCTCGACCTGCTGGACCGCCTGCTGCGCCCGGGCGTTGTCGGCGATGGGGCCTGTGGACCGGGCCGGGGCCGTCTCGAACGATACGACCGGAGCAATACCCGGGTCCCGAACCAGTGTCTCCGTCGTTGAAGGTGGGATATTGCGCCTTCTGTCCGCGCTATACCCTTGACGGATTTGCACATTACGGGCCTCGATTTCGCCGGCGAGATTGCGGTAAATCGTATTCTGCACAATCGCGGCGCCGCCAGAGACCGCGCCGCGCAAACTACGCAGCCGCTCAGCGAACATACGATCCGGCTTCGCGCTCAAATCCGCCTCCAGCTGGCGGATCGTGGGCGCAGCATCCGATAGCTCTTGCACCGATAGCGCATACCGTTGCCACTTGCGAAGCGAAGTGAACAGGTTGACAGCCTCGACTAGCCGATCCTCGGACCAGCGTTCTGCGTTCGCCGTCCTCCGGAGGTCCGTCTGATCGATTACTCGCACGTCTTTCCCGGTAAACGCCATAACTTCAGCGACGTCCGGATCGGACACATACCCTTCCAGTTCCGTGTTGATCCGGCTCATTGTCCGATTAATATTCCGATCGTCATATGCGTCCACGCTACCGGGATTTCCCCCTCGAGCGAAATCCTCGACTTCCTGCACCGCGTGCTGGATTTCGTGAAGCAGCGAGCTCAATGTTGCTGGGGAAGTGCTGCCGGACGGGGCGGTCAACTGAATGAAGTTCCCGGCCGGATCAAAAGACCCACCGAAATCCCCGACAGCGTCAAATTCCACCGGCATGCTACGCAGATTGGGGTAAGCCTTGAACAGCCACGGATGGAACAAGACGTCTGACAGCACTACCCCGACAGGTGATGTCGGGTCCGGCTTGAACGGACGCAGTTTCGCGGCGGTGTCGTCAATCTCGAACTTCCAGCGATCGTCTTCGCCCTTATACCAGCCGGTATCCTTGAGCACCTCGTCCGGACGATCTCCGCGCTCGATCCGAAGCTGGGCCTCGTCGAGAGCTGTCAAGTTAGCGCTCAGCGCCTTCCGACCGCCCAGCATTCCGCTGGTGTCAGCCATGAACGCCTTGATCTCCGCCATCAGCTTCTTGACGATCGCCCGAATGCGGGCCGGGACAGATGTGATGCCCTCGCGGATGGCCTGCAGCACGCTGGCAAGCAGCGCCCGTTCGGTACGCTCGTCGAACTGCTCGTGCCCGAAATGCTTCTTCGCGACCTCGCGATCCGCATCGGTCAGCGTATCCGCGACTTTCTCCTGCGCGGTCTGCTGGGGAGGCTGGTCGGCTCGGTCTGTCGGCCGACGGTTCGTCTGACGAGACACGCGATCGCGCGCCGTCTGGCCGGCAGGGAGGCCCGGAAGCCGCTCGTCCGGAGCGGGAACGCCAGACGGAACCTGCTCAGTCCGTGTGCCTGCCACCGTCTCCTGCCGGGTCTGAGCCGGGAACATGGCTGCCGTGGTCTCGACGGCGTCCGGCAGCACGAACACCGTCCCACCATCAAACTCGGCAACATGCGGCAAAATCTTGCCAAGGAACATCTGAGACGATGTGTTGATGCAGCCGAAGCTGATCTTATTGTCGTCCGGAGTGGTCGACGCCAGCCGCTCCTCACGACGCTGTTCCGGCTTCTCCAACCAGACAGAATGCACGGCCACGTACCCGGAGCTGTTGGCCCCGACATCCTGACCATCCTTCTGGAACGCCAGAACCTGACCGCCGGGGTAGCTGGGGACAGAACGCTGCTGGAGCCTGTAGGTCCCGGCCGGAGTGATCCGCTCCGAGACGGACATCGCCTCCATGTCCGTCTTGTCCGGAGCCTCGATGAACTGGTCCCCGGCAGACATTCCAAACAACGCCGGACCGCTGTCGATCAACGCCCCGGTCCGGTCGAACACGTGGATCGCCCCGCTCGGTTTGTCTGCGATCATGAAACCTTTGCCGCTTCCGATCGCGGCCGGAGCCATGGTCTCGTAAACCGCGATTGCCCGGTCCGACATCATCGCCCGCGCGTTCTCTGGTACCATCTGCGTGATCGGGACGGTCCGCGTCGTCGAGAAATCCGTGGTGACGTCCGTGACCGGCGGCTGCGTCAGGCTAACATTAAACACCAGCGATGTCGCCAAGACCGCACCCATAATCCGCTTCACGATCCGCCGGATCGCAACGGCGACAGACGTCAGGCCGTTGTTGATCGCGGTCACCAGATCGTTGACGAACCGACGCTTGGCAACGTCGTTGTATTCTTTCTCGCCGTAGTGCTTCGCAAGAGTGCTTTGCTCGGTCGGCGTTAGCTGGTCATGGACGACTGTCTCCTCGACGTTCGTCCGGGTAGTCGGCTCCGACGGCGCAGCCAGCGTGCGCTGACGCTGAGGCTCTGGCGAGAAGCTACGACGCTTCGGCTGCTCCGGCCGGGGACGACGCTTGGACGGCTTTTCCTCAGCAGGGGTCATGACCTCCTGCAGCGTTGTCGGCGTAGAGGCTGCAAGCCCACGCTGCGGAAGCGGCCTCGGAGCGAAACTCTGCCTCTCGGGAAGGGCGCCAGTCGCCGGAGTTGGAGGGAGTTCCGATCCTGTGGAAGGAGGGGCCACAGGAGCTGGGGGTGGAACCTCCGGCGACTGGACAGTCTGCTGCTCTGCCGGAGCCAGAGCGAGGTTCGTAACTTCCGACGGGTTAGTTCGCTGAGCCTGCTGCGCGACAAGCTCCGAGAGAGGTACCTCCGGCGTATCCAACAGGAGGGGCGGCTCAGCCGGCGTCGTCTGGCGCGCTCGCAACGCCTCAAACACGACGGCCGAACCGTCAATAGGCGCAGCGACGGCTGGCGCCGGCACGTTCCACCCAAGCCAAGGAGCCCGACCCTGCTGAGCGGTCTCGATCACCCGGGCCTGCTGCTGCAGCGCCTCGCGCCGGTCCTCAAGCTCTACGATCTGATCGGTTGCCTCCGGGTCGATCACCCGGAGCTGCTGGTTAATGGTCTCGATCTCGCCGGCCAGATCGCGCGGTCGGCCGGCGACGTCCACCAGACCAACAGCCTCGGCGACCCTCTGCCACGAAGGAGACATCTTTTTCCCTGTGCGATCAGACACGTAGTCCATGACGCGACCGACCAGATCGGCCTGATCCCGAACACCCTCCAGATCGCGGACGACCGGGTTGGACCGGGACGTCGTGCCAAGAGCTTGGGTCACGACCTCCTGCGGGGTGGTCGGAGGACGCGGAGCCGGGGGAGGCGTCTCCTCTGCGGTCTGAGTGGTTGTCTCTGCAGGCTCCGCACGCCGGGCGAACGCACCGTCCACCGCGCGCTGGATCGCACCCATCATGCTGATCGACTGCTGCAGCTGCTCGGCCTGAGCCGCCGCTTCCGGGTTGGTCTGACCCTCACGCTGCAGGAGCGCCAGCCGGGACTTCGCCTCTGCAAGGTCCTTCTGGTACCCACTCTCCTCCGGCGTTGCACGCAGGTTGAAGAAGTCGGCCAGCTTGGTGATCGAAGGCGTGATCTTGTCGTCCTCGATGCGCTTCATCACCCACTCGACCAGCTGGTCGAGGTTCTCCGCGCCGGACTTACGGATCGCCGGGTTGCCCTTGCGGCCGATGATCCTCTCGGCGAACTGCCAGACCGTCTGACGCCGGTCGTTGATCCGCTCGTCGACCGCATCCAGTGCGTTCTTCTTCTGCACCAGCTCAGCACGCTGGGTCTGCAGGTCAGTAACGACCTGCTCGTCGGGCGTCGCACCCCGCCGCTCCAATTGGAGACGTGCGTCGATGTCGTTGATTTCGGACTGCAGGTCCCTCGGCGTTCCATCCGGGTTCTGGAGCCCGTAGAACTGGCCAAGCCGCCGCAGTGTCGCCGGAGCCTTCTCCCCGCGCGCCTCCAGCATATCCCGAACAGTCCTGATCTGGTCCGTCTCATCTGCAGCGGTTCGCAGCTGGTCGAGTACCGGATTGATCTTGGCGGCAGCAGCGCGCTCGCCCAGAGCCGTGTTCAGGGCGCCTTGGGCGGTCCATGCGGGGGGTGTTTCCGCTTGACGCCGTTGAAACTCCTGCTCGATTTCCTGCGCGTTATCCGCGGCAAACTGTTGGTACGTCGGGTCCTCTCGGCCCTTGCCGGCGATGTAATCGTCAACGTAGGTCTTTACGTCCAAACCTCCGGAAGTCCCTGCACCGACCGCCGCCGACGGGTCAATGGGTGACCCGTCGGTTGGCTTGTCAGGGAATGTCTGGTCACCCGTCCCGAGCACCGCGTCCGCCGTATTCTCCATGTCCTCGGTCGAAACGTCCGTCGGCTTCGCCCGACGCATGCCACGCAGATATCCGGCGCCACGGAAACCTGCGCCAAGCACGCCGCCAACGATGCCGGCCGTGACGCCTGCATCGACCATGTTGGCCAGCTTCTCACTGAGCGGAAGGTCAGGTCGGTACGCCATCTCCATGGCGGTCTGAGCTGCTTCTTGCGGGACCTGAGCGATCGCGGTCGCCGCGACAGCCCGGCCAATGCCCTTGGCGATGCCGTCCTTGACCGCAGGAGCAGCAAACCGCTTCAACTGCGCCGGCTCCAACGCCTCCAGTGCGGCGTACGGCAAGCCTGCCGCGAGAGCCGACAGCGCCGTGCCCTGACCCTCGATGCCTGCATCCTTGGCACTATCGTAGAGCGAACCGACACCGAGCGGATATCCAGCGATCGTCGCGCCGGTAACTGCACGCGCCCACTCCGCGCCGGTCGCCGCTCGCTCAGCCGCTGTGGCCGCTCTGGCGCCTCCACCCAGCGTCGCCGGAACACGCGCACCCAGCGTCTTCAGCCCGGCAGGGACCGCCGCTTCAGGGACGACCGCCGACCCGGCAAGCATCGCCGCGATGCTGGGCAGCATCCGCGCCGTCTGATACCCCAACCACGGGGCAGCCGACGCCCCGCCCTCGCGCCACGGCGCGACATCCAGATCAGGCCGTCCGACCTCCTGAGCACGCTGGAACCGGCTGGCTGCCGCCTCGGCCGCCCAGTCTCTCAAGCTGTCGATCTTGAGCGCGGAACCGACAGCTTCGGCAGCGGTCGCCGTCAGTCCAAGGGCCTCCTGCGTACCAGCCTTCAGACCTGAGACAATAGGGTTGCGCGAGCGGTCAGCGACCGTCGGCAGCGAAGGCAGGCGGCTAAAGTCGAGTACGCCGGAACCCGACGTCGGAAGTCCGGTCGCCGGGTCCAACGGGCTCCAGTTGACAGGCATCAGTCCCTCAGATCGTCGAGGTTACCCATCCGCGCCTCCAGCGGATTGTTGCCGAGGACCGCGCTGAGCGTGTCGATGAGCCGCTGGTTCGCGGCCAGCACGTCTTCCTGTGTTCCGCCATTTCGGGCGCGCTCTAGATCAGTATTGAACCGTCGCGTCCCGGCCTCCAGAAGTGCGCTGTACATCCGGTCCTTCGCACCAACAGGCTTCGGCGTGATCGCCATCACCGTCTGCAGATCACGCGGTGACAGAGACTGGGCCGCTCGTATGAAATCCTGCGCCGTGTACCCTGACCCGGCAGCCGTCTCGGCTTTGGAGGGCTCGGAAGTGGCTGTCGCGGTGCTCGCCGGCGTCGCCCCGTTGGACGGAGCCTTCATGGTCGGAGCGATGAACCCGAGGCCGAGAGGGGCCAGCGCCGATCCGAGCGCCATGCGCGCGTTCCGAGCCAGACCAAGAGCAGCATCCGCGCCGACACCGAAAGCATTGCCGGCAGCCCCCTTCAAGTCACCAGCAGCATAGTCCGCCTTCGCAGCGGCGGCGTGCTCGGCCATGTCGTTGGCCATCTTGCTCCGGACCCACGCCGAGTATCGGTTCATGTCGGAGTTCGGGTTGAAGAAATCCAGACCGACATTCGCGGCACCTGCGAACAGGCCAAGTGCCGGTGCCCGCCGGGCGACGGTCCCGAGCGCGGTCCGCGCCACGCCGGGCGCTGCAGCCCGAAGCGCCGCAGCCTCTCGGGCGGCCATCACCGGATCAGCGGCAGCCGAAGACCTTGCCGAAACTTGTGCAATTCGATCCGCGAGTGATGCCGTCGCCATAATCCTACCTCTCGTAGCCGCCCCAGCCGTTCCGGCCAAAACCCCACTTCTTGGGTGCGAACATCTTACTCAATGCGATGCGCCGCGCCAAGTCCGCGTTCGTCTCGAACGTCGCCGCGAACTCCTTGGCCCGATCCGGGGCGCCTTCGTCCAGATCGACGGTCCGCAGGCAGAGATACGCCGCCCAATCCAGAACCTCGATGTGGTTGTCCTCCGGGATTTCCGGGATGGCTGTGAGGTCGTCAAGCGTCAGCGGATCGATCGGTCCGCGCACCACGCGCAAGTTGATGGTCTCTCCATCCATCGTGGCGTCCGGCTCCGGGTATACTCGCATCGTCACCAGCCCGGGAGACCCGCCCTCGTTCCGCACCTCCTCATCGGTGCTGTACGCCAGCACAGCGCCGGGAGGCCACTCGGTGAAGTAGGTCGGGTCCCAGAACCGGGTGTCGACGGTTTGGTACTGGTCGAAAATGCTGTGCCCGGCGCGCATGAGGTCGCCGGGAGTTCCCGACCGTTTGGCCGAGATCACGGAGATGATGCTGGGGTGCAAGGTGTAGTCGGTCTGCCCCTCGACCAGCGTGACCTGACACACAGCGGCCGTCGAGGCGTCCCGGATTGCCAGCGTGCGCCGGCACCATCGCCGGATCGCCTCGTTGATGTTCGTGGCCAAGGTCTCGTCCGACCACAAGGCATCGCTGGCCGACCCGGCGATCTGCTGGCTATCGTCGTGAAGGATCGGCCCTCTAAGGTAGCTCAGCAGCTCGCCGAAGTTCATGACGCCTCCAGATGGTTACTGCACCAGCTGATAAGGATAGCGCATCCGCTGACGACTGCCCACGATCTTGTCGGTGTCCGGGTCTTTCACCGGCACGGTCTCGACCGCGTGGTTGAGCACCTCCAACACGGCCGGCGGGACCGAGACTTCTTCGCCCGGGCGCATGTGATAGAACGTGCCGTTGATGCCGATCGGGAGACCCGTCGGCGGGATGTTGTCGCTGTCCTGCAGGACGATCTTGTGCCATCCGGTCTTGGCGTTCACAGGCTTCGGAGCCCGGCGGGCGCGCGTCTTCTTCTCCGGGGCGTCAACTTCGATCGGGGTCGCTTCGGTATCCATGATTACTCCTCGTCGCTCATTTCGGCAGATGCCGCTTGGAAGCTGGAAGAATAATCGTCCACCGGCTTCGTCTTGTCGAGGTTATTCTTCAGAAACTCCAGTACCTGATCTACAGTCTGGAATACGAAGCTCTGCTCGGGGTCCCGATACGGGGAGACCTCCTTGAGATCGGTCTTCCGCTTCCGGTTGGCCTCGACGATCTTGGGGTCGTTCATGGTGACGACCCAGCCGTTGTTCTTCTTATCGACCTTGCACACGCAGTCGCCGTACATGGGGACCTCCTAAGAAAATGGGCGGGTGCGCAATGACCCGCCCATCCAGATTACCGACCTGAGCCCCGGATCAGCCGAAAGCGATCCAGCTGCACACCTTGCCGCTTGCGGCGAGCGTCGCCGACAGGGTGAACGTGCCGTCGTCGTTGTCCAAGATCGCGGTGCCGGTATCCGCCGTCAGCGTGCCAGCCGTGACGGTCTTGATCACCTTGGTCGCCGCCATGGTCTTGAACCACTCCCACGTGGTGGCGTCGGTCTCGTTGAAGACCTTGATGTATCGCGGCTTGAAGCCGAGAGTGACATCCACCGCCGCACCCGCTCCGGTGAAACCTCCGGCGGCGTACTGCATGACGCCGGCATCCTGATAGTCAACTGTGTCTGTAGCCATAGTAGCCTCCTGATCACTGTGGGGCGGCCTCTCGACCGCCCCTGAATGTTACGCGGTGGCGCCGACTTCCAGACGAGCCATCCAGAGTTCCTGCAGGATCACCGTGGCGGTCCACAGTTTCCAGCCGACCGTGCCGCGCTGGGCCAGCGGATCGCCGGCGGCGGGCTTGGGGTTCACGACCATCGGGCGCATGCTGTCCTCGCCCTTCAGCGGCACGATACCGTAGGCATCGCGGGCGAAGTACAGGACCGGGTAGACGTCGATGTTGGTACCGCCGGTGGACCGGAGACCGGTCGAACCGAGAGAACCGCCCTCGTTGATCCACGGTGCGATGACCGTGGAGGCAAGGTAGCGAACCTGCTCGACGGAGCCGATCTCGCCCTCGAACGGCGACATGTGGGGACCGTAATCCGCGACGGCCTTGAAGCCGGTCATGTCGCGGATGTCGCTCTCCAGATCGGGGTGGACCACCGCCATGTAGGCGGCTTCCACCGACTTGGTGCCGTAGTCGGTCGTGGAGCGGACCACCGAGGTGATCTTCTTGGCGTTCTGCCGGTTGAGGGCCGTGGTGACCCGGCGCTGGTCCGCGCGGCTGATGGCCGTCACGACACTGTTGCGTCCGCCGACGGCATTGCCGTAGAAGACGTTGGTGCCGGCCTTCAGGACGTTGAAGCGCAGCGTCTCGACCGTGACGGCAGCTTCCTCGCCGAGCGCGTCGGTGAGCTGCTGCAGGATCGGGTCGGTGTGGGTCTCGATGACAACGTCGGTGAACGTCGCATAGTCGCCGTACTGCTGGATTTGCACCGAGTAGTCGACGTTCGCCAGTTTGTTGCCGGACGGCGTCACGCCCTCGACCAGCGGGTTGAGCGCCAGCGGGATGTAGAAGCTGCCGGAACCGGAGCCAGCCGCACCGGTCGCACCGGTGAGGAAGTAGCGCCGGAACTTGGCGACTTGCGTGTTCCCCTTCGGGATTGGATATGCCTGACCGAACTTTTCGAGCTGCAGAAGCGGCATGGCGCGCTTCAGCATGCGGACGACGGCATAGGCGGCAACGGCCGGCGTGATATCGCCGTAAGTGGTGACCTGCGTCATGGGTTAGCTCCCTGTCAAAATTCTACTGAACCTCCTCGCTCGCCTTCCGGAACGCCCCGCTGAAGTCGTTCGGGTCGCTCGGCAAGACAGGCGCGGTCCGCTGGGAATTGACTGGTGCCAACTTCTCGGCCGCTTGTTTGGCCGGACTGGGCAGCTCAACCGCCTTCGGTTGGGGGTTCGCCGGGGCTGCCGGACTGGCCGGAGCTGGCGTAAGGCTGACCCCCGTCGCCTTCGCATACATGTCGACGAGAGACCTGATCTCGGCGGCAGTACCTTCATTGATGACACGTTTCATTCCGTCCTGCAAGAACGAAGGCTGCGTGCCGACCCAGTTTTCGATATCGTCAATCAGCTGATCGTTGTAGTTCGGGATGCTCGTGGTCAGCTCGTTGTGGTGAACCGCCCCAGCTGTCGAAAGCGCGATGTCCCGGATCGTCGTGAGCTGCGGCACCAACTGGTCGAACAGCCAGCTGGTGTAATCCGCAAGCTGCTGCGTCATGATCAGCTGCTGGGCCGAGTGGATTTCCGGGTACTCCTTCTGGAAATCATCGATGATCCGCTGCTGCTCCGGCGTGAACTTGAACTCTTCGTCGGCAGGCTGTGCGGAAGCCGCCTCCGGCTTCTTGCCCTCGGCCGCGATCCGCCCCAGCGCGTCAAGCAGCGCCTGATCCCGATCATCGAACTTCGGCTCGGCAGGCTTGGCAGGAGCCGCACCCTCGGGCTTCGCGGAAGCCGGTTCGGCAGGAGCCTCACCCTCGGGCTTCGCGGCAGCCGGTTCGGTAGAGGCCGGTTCGGTAGAGGCCGGTTCGGCGGGAGCTTCACCGTCAGGCTTCGCGGCAGCCGGTTCGGTAGAGGCCGGTTCGGCGGGAGCCGGATCGGCCGGCGCGTCACCAGCAGGCGCCGCAGCAGCCGGAGCCGTGTCAGCCGCAAGCGGCGCCGGCGGCACAGGCGCCATGTCGTCCAGCTTGGAGAACTCGGCGAAAGCGTTCGAGAAATCGTTCATGGTTGCCCCTTGGTCGCGCCCACCATCGGCGCTTTTGTGATCAGGTCGAGCAGCTCCTGAAATACCTTGGCGCGCTCTCGCGCGACCTCGAACTGATCAGGAGATATGGTCAGGAAACTATTCTTCACTTCCTGCAGGCACGATGTCAAGTATTGAACCATAAGGTTCATTTCCATGCTTCCACGCGTCGCGTAGATTTGCCGGATGGTCGCCTCGTTGGCGGCCCGGGCAGCCTCGAAATCAAGAACCTCCTGCGGCTTCTGGCGTACGTTCACAGACCTGCTCCCGCCATGCCGCCGACAATGGTCCGAAGCTGCGGCGGCGTCTCCGTCTCCGGCGCCGTACCGCCGCCATCACCCTCTCCGGTGTCACCGTTGAGCATGATCTCGAACAGCTTCATCGCCGCCTCGACGGTCGCGTTGTCGGCGCTGGCCGAGTTCTTTTGCGACTGCGTGATGTTCTTGAGCGCCTCGGCCATGGTCTTGCGCACCTCGGCGGTAGCAGCCTTGACCATCAGGTCCTTCTGCTGCGCCGCCTCCTGCGACCGCGCCTGCTTGCGCATCTCCACGACTTCCGGCGGCAGCAACATGTCGTCCAGATTGCGCGCGGAGAACTGCGTCCGCAGGAACTTTTCCCGGTTGACCAGCTCCCAGTCTTCCGGCGTCATGCCGGCCTTCAGCTGGTCCATCTGGATGGCCTGCACTTCCTTGGCGACGAGGCTCGCCGCACCCTTGGCGATGACGTTGTAGTCGCCCGCCTTGATCCGGGGGTTGAACAGCTTGTTGAACTGGACCATCGACTGGATCACGCTCTCGACGAACACGTCGAAATTCCGGACGATGTCCTTGAACGGGAGACCGGCGTTGCTGTAGAGCATCGACGCGCCCGGAACGGTCCGCATCCCCTCGCTCGGCAGCTTCGCCATGTCCCCGCCCGTCGCCGGGTTGACGAAGCTCTCCATGTCGGCGAACCGCATCCCGAGATCAACCACTTGGGTCAGCTCCGCGATATGGGCGTTGATCTCGACCGACCGGACGGCCGGCGCGGCCGCGTCCTGATCGCGTCCCTTGCGGTAGACCGTGTCGTACGCCGCGAGCGCGCTCACGTCCTGATCGCCCGCGAGCAGCTCGATGTTGACCTCGGTGATCGGTCCGCACACCACGGACGCGTTGTCGAGCAGCATGCGCATCGATGACGCTACAGTCATCTGGCTGTCCCGAATGATGTCCGGGAGACCCGTGCCGGCAAGGCTGGTGTCGTCCTCCTCGAACACGAAGGTGTGAAGCGTCCGGATCGACACACCCATCTGGGTGTAGACGTTCAGATCGGCCTTGATCACCCAGTCGTCGATCATCCAGACCTCGGCGTCCAGATAGTCCGCCAGCTGGTCGTCGGGGATTTCGACACCCGCCTGCCGCAGCTGATGTCCGTCGACCGGGCCGCACCACACGATGACCTCGAACTTCGACCGGTCACGGCGCGACACGCTGGTCATGTTGGCGACGCCCATGGAGCGAAGCTGCGTCTCGAAATTCTGCTCGACCCAATTACCGTCCTGATGCGTGCTCAGGTACTCGGTGATAACCTCGTTGAAGAAGTCCTTGCGCTTGCGCAGGTCCGACACCTGAGCGCGGGACAGGACCTTGCGGTAGAAGTACCCGTCCTGCTTCTGGAAGCTCTTGGCCGACATGTCCGGGTAGATATCCCAGACCGACATGCTCTCGATCTGCGGCTTGTACACCGTGATCTTCCTCGGCGCCGGCTGCCCGGTCGTCGGGTCGATCTGCCACACCGTCCGCTCGACCGGCCGGGCGAACGGTCCGACCGCCGCGCCGTAGCAGTACATGATGCCGCTTAGCAGCACGTCCCGGCTGAGCTTGACGTAGCTCTCCGCCTGAGACCCGCCGAGTTCCTGCAGCTGGTCGTCAATCTCGACCATCAGCTCCCAAGCCCGCTCGTCGGCCAGCATCTGCGTCGCATGCTGAATGAACTTGTCGTCGATCGTCGGCTGCACACCCTCACGCTTGTACTGTTCCCCGAGACGGCGCATCGCCTCGACGACGTCGTTCGGGTCCATCTCCGCGTTCGGACTGGCCGACACCCCGTAGTTCCGGTCGGTGCCGTTGAACATCAGGTTCATCACCCGCGACAGGGTCGAGATGTTCTTGATCCGCGTCAGTCGCGGATAGGCGCGGGACCGGGTCGGTCCCAGCAGCTTCTCAAGCTCGGGGTCGAGGATGCCCAGCGTCTGCCGCAGGTTGCGGAGCAGCTTCAGCTCCAGCGGCCCGCGATCGGACCGGAACCCGTCGAACTTCTGCTTGAGCTGAGACCCAAGAGCCGAGACCATGGCGCGCGTAATCGCCGGTCCCTGACTGGGCTGCTGCTCGACCACCGCCAACTCCTGCGCCATCGACATCACCTATAGTGGTAAGCACTGCCCCGGTTCACCGGCCGGGTCCGACGGGACTGCTTGATCCGTTCCATCTTCGCCAGAACATCACCTTCCCGTACGAAGAACCTTGCGCCGTACCCGAAGCCGTCTCCGGGATGCGAATACTGGTTTTTCTCCGGCTCCGACCCCTTCATTTCCTCGTTCTTGGGGTTCAGCGCGTACCGCCAGCCCCCCTTGAGCGCGCGAACGAGTATGGGGCATTCCGCCCCGTCGATCAACAGCGCCGGCTTGCCCTCGACCAGCCGTGTCGTGTAGTGGTCTATCGCGTCAAGCCTGAGAGGAAGACGATTGTTGCTCTCGATGGAGACGTCGTACTCCTCGCGGAACGTGTCCACGATAGTCTTCTCATCGTTGGCCGACCGGTTGGCCGCCGCCGGGTCGGGCGCGATGGTGATCCGCTCGCAGCCGGGAAACCGCCTCCGGATGTAGGGCTTGAGCTTCTCGCTGATGAACCGCTTGGCGCCGTAGCCCTTGGCGATCACCTCGCCGTAGACCAGCAGCCGCCCGATCAGGTCCTCCTGCATGAAGATCGCCGCCAGACCTCCGATCCCGGGATCGAGCCCGACCACCATCATGAGGCCCGGGTTCCACACCAGCGGAACTTTCGACACGTGCAGCTCGGCCCGGAACGTGGGGACCACCGGCGTGCCGGCGATGGAGAAGCCCCACTCGACCTCGATGAACTGCTTGATCCACGCGACCGACTTGCCGACCGCGAGGTTGGTGTAGTACGCGGCGCCGCCCGGCAGGTTCTCCAAGTTCTCCGCGTCCGGGCTGAAGCCCGACGGCTGGACGAACAGCTTGGTGTTGGCGTTGACCTGCCAGACCTGACCCTTCGTCCACTGGTCGTACTCGTGCAGCCGGACGCGGTCCTCGGCGTGGAGGTGGTCGAACCACCAGTTGTCTTCGGTGTCCGTGTTGGACGCACCCCACATCCCCCAGTTCGTCGCCCCGCCGTCCTTGGCCGACGGGTAGCGCCCGCAGCGGCCGGACAGGCTCTCGATGATCGCCTTGGGGATGTTGACGAACTCGTCGATGATGGCGAACGTCACCTCCAGCGACAGCACCCGGTTGACGTCGTCCGGCGTGTCGAGCGGCCGGAACAGCACCTCGCACTCGACGTCGTCGAAGCGGAGGATGAACGTGTTCTGCGTCGCCAACCACTCCCCGGCCTCGTCGTCCTTGAACCACTGCTGCCACGACTTCAGCGTCGTGTCCCGCAGCATCGGGTAGGTGTTACGGACGATCACGCACCGCGTCCTCCGGATACCGTCCGCCTGCGGCTCCTGCAGCGCGGCCAGCCGGCACAGCTTGAAGAAGTTCCCGGTGGTCTTCGCCGAACCGACCGGACCCTCGATCCAATCGAAGAACAGCTCTCCCGGCTTGTAGTGGGAGATGAACTCCCGGACCGTCGGCGGCGGCTTGTAGACGAACACGTCGGCCTTGGGCTGGATCACCGCGACAGGTCCATCTTGATGCTGAAACCCACGCCGACGTTGATGTTGGTCTTGCCCTGATCCTTGCCGGCGTTGAGACCGGCGGCGTTGATCGTGAACTTCATCAGGTCGGCCCGCACCACCGGGGAAACCGTCGGGTCGGTCGCCAGCGTGTACATGGTCTCCAGATACGCGTCGGCCTGCATCGCGGCCTTCATCTTGAACGACATGCCCTCGCGCTTGAGCATCTCGTTCGCGGCCTCGACCTCGGCGACGAACACCGGGTGCGCGATCAGCTGCAGCCACTCCTCGCGGGAAACCCCGTACTGCTCGCAGATCACCTTCGGTGTCGCGATCCGCAGCGCGATCTCAAGGGGGAGCGTCGCCGGCCACGACAACTTGGCAGGGTTCCTCGGAGGTGGAAACGCCTCGTCCAGCTTGTCCATGTCGATCGTGGCCAGCGCGTTCATGGTTCAGGTCTCAGGGGATCGGCTCAGCGTAATCCCAGTCGTCGGCCAGCAGGTCAGTCTGGCTCGCCAGCCAAGGGACGATCTGACCATCCGCCGTCCGCATGTCGACGTGAGAGTGATAGCTGATCTCGGTTCCTTCCGGGTAGATGCCCAGAAGCGGCTGACGGTTCACCCTGAAGGTCGATCCGGGCACGAGGAAGACGAACATCCCCTTCCCGTTCCAACCCCTGCGCGCTATCCGATGGCCCGCCTTGATTTCCAGTAGCGCCTTGCTGAAGTCCATTGTCTTTCCGGTCCTTGTGTTCTCGGTCGCGCGCTCGCCTGAAGATCACGGCGATACGCCCCGAAGCGTAACCTTCGGACCTGCATGTGTCAATCGGGGAGGGAGGTCTGGAAAATCCCCGGCGCCTGTGATTTTGGGGAGACGCCGCGACGCCGGGGAAGTCTGACTGAACCGGGACGGAGTGTAGCGTGCTTCGCGCATGGCGCGCAAGTCAGAAAATCCACGCTCCGAGCGTGAAGGAGAAGGCGACCCAGAGGATGGTCCGCCCGTCGAGACCCACCTTGAGCGCGTACTCCGCGATCGTGGAAAGGACGTTGCGCAGCTTTTCCATGTGTTACTCCCTGAACGAGACGGACCGTCGCTGATGCCCGGAAGCTGCACGCGACGGTCCGTGAAGGTCCCTCTACCTGATCCTTGGCGATCTGGTGGTCGAACACAGGAATTGTGTGGCGGCGGTTGGGGGTTGTCAACGTCTAATGAGGTCAAATTTTAATCTAAAAAATTTTAGAAAAAATGTGTGGGCGACGGTGTAGCGCATGAGCGGTTCTAGTAATTCCCCCCAAGGGGTGCAGTCGAGGGAAAGAATTCTTTCTAGGGCGGCGGCACCTAGTCTCTCGCGAGCGGCGTCTCAACTTTGTTACGACGTAACAAAATCCGCACGAATTAAGCGTTATCCATGCTTGCATCATGCTCTTATGTGTGAGATTATGTGTGTGGGCGCTTTTGCCCGGGCGGGACCTATGGGGTCCCATATGAAAGGAACTAGACCATGAACGCGCACACAAGGATCACTGTTGACGCCGCCGCCAAGATTCTGGATACCGTCGTGAACGGTGCGAAGGCTGACAAGACGGCGGAGCTGCTCGACAATATTCGCAGCATGGCTGGCACGCTGGCTAAAGCGGACCGCACCAATGGCAGGGCCGCTGTCGACGCTGGCAACGCCATCAAAGCGGCGGGCGGAGACACGGCGGAGAACAAGCGCGCTTTCCAGCTCGCCTACATCTCCTCCTATCTGAGCATCCGCGACAACGCCAAGGTGACGGCCGCCGACATTCTGGCCAGCGCTGGTCACGGCCGCAAACTCTCGAAAAAGCAGACGCGGGCTCGGACCGAGACGGAAGAACTCGCGTACGGCGCGTGCCGAACCGCCTACCATCGCGCGCTCAAGGCGGCGGGACTGATCGAACCGAAGGAACGCGGCGCACGCGCCGAAGGCAACGCCAAGGGCGAAGGCGAAGGCGAAGGCGAAGGCGAAGGCGACAAGGTGACTGTCACCAATCCCGGCGACGCTGGCCACGATGAACCATGGACGCGGGAACGGCTGGAAAGCTACATTCGCGGGCAGGCTGTCGCGCTCCGCCAGACACTCAACAAGCGTATGGCGGAAACAGGTGGTTGCCACGCGGAACTGGCGGCGGCGGTCATGGCGTTTGCGGATCGCGTCGACCATGCCGACGAAGCGCTTGAGGCGCAGTACAAGTAATCCGCGCCAACATTCCGACCTAAGCCTACGACGCCCGCCCTAACCCGGCGGGCGTTTTCTTTTGCCCGCCGCACAGCTTTGTTACCCGGTAACAAAGCGTGGTAGTAGTTCGGTCAGTCAGTCGGCTCGCTCAGGTGTGAGGCGTGGTAGTAGTTCGGTCGGTCAGTCAGGGCGCGTCAGGCAGTCTGGCATGGTTCGTGCATATGCGCCGCGTGACAGTAGTCGGGTCGGTCAGTCGGGTAGCACGCGTCAATCATCGTCTAACATGGGCGGAAATTTGAATGTGGTAATACGGTGCCACATCCTACCACTAGGCAGGCTAAGTCATTGATTTCTTAGGGCACTATCCAAATCATTTCTGACGGTTTTCGGCGTTTGGCCTACCAAGTGGTGTGTAAGTCATTGAAACTAAAGGCACTAGTCCATTTAGTCCATTTAGTCCATTCCAAAATATATATATATAAGGGCGATTTTTTCGGATTAACCTCTAATGTTCGCGAGATTTGATTGCCTTCCGACCGCCGCGCCCGCCATATGGGAGTGTATGTTGTTTTTTCGAGTGGCCTTTTTGGACTAGTGGCAATGATTTCAAGCACTTAGCGCCCGAAAAGTGGCCTATTCGAGTGGCCTTTTTGGCCTACTCACGACGCAAAAGTGGCCTATTCCACCCATCAAATTCTCGACCGCATTAGACGTTAACACCAAAACACCCGCATCAGCTGGTCAATCGCGCCCGAGCGCCGCGCCACCCGCGCCTGCAAAGTGGCCTTCCCGGCACAATCAACCTCTAACGTCGTGGAAGTTTGTTACCGGGTAACAAAGTCAGCTGGAATGACCTCTAACGACGTGGAAGTTTAGCCCGCTATCTGACAGGTGTGCGTGGCAGTAGTGCCGGCTGGGTCGCCTTGACTTAGTGACCTGTATATGCGACCATAATAATTGGGGCCAGAGGACCGTCTCCGGCCTCCCGGACTTTGTTACCGGGTAACAAAATCGGGCAACAAAAACTGAAAGGATCGGTACCATGGAAAGGATCACGGGAACTCTCGATCGCAGGCAGCTAAACGTGGCCGTCCTGACGATCGCCAACCGTCTCATGCCTTGCGGCTGGGACGTGGGTGTGGACGCGCCGTCCACCTACGAGGAACTGGTCGAGCACTACGAGACCACCGGGCGCATCAAGGTGTGGGACGGTGCGAGCGATCGGACCATCTACGACGACGACGGCGATCACGAGTGGGGCGACGACAGCCCGTGCCGGTGCCACAACTGTGGCTGGCAGGGCAAGGTCGCCCAGACCAAACTGAAGGGAGCTATGTGATGCCCCTCAGCACAAAACACGAAAGGAACAGGGTCATGACCACGGTAATCAACAGGATCGCGACGCTGGTCGTCGCACGACAGAACTGCCTCGCTTCCGGCAACGACGAGTGGCTGGAGCGGCACACCGTCGGGCTGGAGCGGATCGTGCGCGAGCATCTCCCGAGCGGCTCCGGGTTCGACGCGGGCACGAGCATCGACAAGGTTCGGTCGCGCCGGGACCGGATCGTGTTCCGCACGTCCTTTCACCACATGGACGAGAACGGCCACTATGATGGCTGGACCGAGCACGACGTGGTCGTGACGCCGGCGTTCGACGGGTTCGACCTGCGCGTCACCGGCCGCGATCGGAACGGGATCAAGGACTACATCGGCGACGTGTTCCACGAGGCGCTGAGCGCCGACATCCGGGAGAGCTGACATGGCCCGCTACATTTACGAGTACGATGTGAAGCTGTTCCTGTCGATCCGGGTCGAGGCCGACCGTCGTGGCGACGCCGACGGCGCAGTGCAGGATATCATCGACGCCATGGAGGGCGACCAGAACTTCCTCGACGGCTTCAACGAGAAGGCCGCGCCGGTGCGCGTGGTCTACACGTCGCTGGAGCGGGACGAGACCGACGAGGACTTCATCGAGCGCCGCCCGGTGGGCGAGAGGGACGAGTGATGCCCGCAACCGACCCGGCTTTGTGACCGGGTCACAAAATGATCAGGGAACTCTGCCGCTGGGGCAGGAGTACCCGGTCACAAACACACAGGAGTGAGAGAATGAACAAGAACCACATTTTGCGAGTGGCGGACGCCATCGAGCAGCGCACCATCGAGAACCTTGGGTTCAACATGGCGGTCACTTTCGCCCGGTACGACGGCCAGTACGCCGACCAGTCGGGGCACGACTGTGGCACGATCGCCTGCATCGCCGGGTGGTCGGTCGCCTTCCGCGAGCAGGACCGGTACGGAGAGGTGAGCGTCTCCCGGATGGCCGCCACGCTAGAGGAGTATGGTGGCAACGTGCTCGACGACGCGCGGGTCTGGCTCGGTCTGGACACGGATCGCGCCGACGCACTGTTCTACGGCCGGCATCACCCGTCCGGCAGCATCAACAGCATCTCCGTCTCCGAGGCCGTCCGGACCCTGCGCCACCTCGCCGAGACCGGTAAGGTCGACTGGGAGGCGTGCCGTGATTGAGACGCTGTATGGTCCCGGAGGGATCGCGCTGGTGCTCGACAGCGGCCAGATATTCCCGGATGACCCCGGTCAGGGGACGCCGGCCATCGTCGAGTACGACCACGACGAGCGCACGTACACCAGCACGTTCTGGGCCGCCTTAGGTGAGGGGGAGCTGCTCGACAAGCGCGGCGAACCCTACGACCTGAGTGCGCGTCAGCACAACTGGCTGCTAGCACAGGAGAGCGCGGTCAGCGAGTTTCTCAACAGGCACGGAGGCTGACATGCGCCGCAACCGCTGGCACAGCAAAGACTACTACCTAACGCCCAAGGAGCCGTGGTGGTCGGCCGTCCTCGCATTCATTGGCATGGCCGTGTTCATCGGCGCTGTCATCATCCTGTCCGCCGCTGTGGTGGGCACCAACTAGGACCCTCGATCTTGTGACCACGGTCACAAACCCCGCCGCCCAGCGCGGCACCAACTGAAAGGACCAAGAGAATGAGCACGATCACGATGACGCAGTGCAAAAGCGGGAGCTGGAAGGTTCTCCGCAACGGCAAGCCGATCAGCTACCACCTGTTACGCGAAGCACGGCGGGAGGTGGTGTGATGGGCACCGAAGTGATTTACGTCCCGGTCAAGGCCAAGTGTCCTGATGGTAGGGTGCGGACGGTGCGGGCTCGGGCTACCATCTACGGCGGCCTCTACCCCGACACGGCGTTCACGGTGCCGGCCTACGCCAAGGCGAAGGGCAAGACGGTCGGCGGGTTCATCACGCCTGCCGATGGGCTGGGCTGGGTGCAGGACCACGCACCGGGGCTGGAGTTCCGCGCGGTCAAGACCGGCCGGAACTACGGTGTGTTCGCGAAGGAGCAGGGCGATGCCTGAGATACGAGAGATTACCGTCTACCAGTTCGACGAGCTGTCGGACCGAGCGAAAGAGCGCGCCCGGGACTGGTACCGCGAAGCGTCGGTCAACGACGACTGGTGGGACAGCGTCTACGAGGACTTCACCACTATCGCGTGGCTGCTGGGCGTCGAGATCGACACTCGCGCCGTCAATCTGATGAACGGCAAAACCCGTCAGGAGCCGGCGATCTATTTCGATCTCTATTGCCGGAGCGTCGAGTACAAGGGCACGTGGTCGTGGCCGGTCGACCCGGTGACGGCGATCGCCGGGTACGCATCACAGGACGAGGAGCTGAAGCGGATCGCCGAGGAGATCGTCGTGGCCCGCGCCCGGTTCGTCATGCGCTACGGTCTCGACGGTGCCAACCTGATCGCGGGCCGGATCGACGACGCCAAGTGCGAGATCGACACGGGGGACCTGCACGACCTTCTGAACGGTGACGACCCGGACGAGGAGGTCGAGGTCCCGGACAAGCTGGTCGACCCGCTCGCCGAGGCGATCACCGACCTCGGTCACTGGCTGCTCAAGCAGCTCGACGCCGAGTACGCGTACGTCTACAGCGCTGAGTACATCGACGAGAACATTCGGATCAACGAGTACGAGTTCGACGAGGACGGCGAGCTGGCTTGAGGATCAACCCTGTTACGGAGTGACGAAAATGGAACCGCATGACTTCAACGACGGCTCCGGGCTGGTCCCGGCGCATCGACACTCAAATGGCGGTGGGTGGGTGGCAGACACCGCTTTTGTCGAGGCAGGTGTCTTTGTTGGGCTAGACGCCCGGGTCTCCGGCAACGCTCAGGTCTTCGGCAACGCTCAGGTCTTCGGCGACGCTCGGGTCTTCGGTGTCATGCGATCGGACGGCTACGCGTTTGTCGCCCTGCCGTGCTCTGACGGGCAGGCGCGCGTCATCGCCGGGTGCCGCTACTTCACGTTCCCGGAAGCACGAAAACACTGGAGGCATCGGGCCGGAACCGATCTGGGGGCCGAGACGGACCTGATCCTCGACTTCCTTGAGAAGTCGGTCGCGCTCAATGGGTACGGCGGATGATCGACCCAATAATCAGAGCCCGGTTCGAGCACTTGCTGGAGGCGGGCGGCTTGGAGGGACTGTGTCTCGTCAACCTGCGCCGCCGTACGGACGGTCGGCTGGTGCCGGTCGTGTGCGCGCTGATGCCGGTCGCCGAGGATCAGGACGGCAACATCGAGCTGGTGCCGCTGGCCCAGATGATCGTCGGGGAGCCGAGGCTTCTCTACGAGCCGCCGCCCGTGCGCTACATGCTGCAGCACTACGTCGGTCAGCGGTGGGAGCCGTTCGACACGTACGACACGTTCCAGCAGGCGAAAGAAGCCCTCAAGGCCGAGGGCGACGTCAACCGGGCGGTCGGCGCCGACGGCCTCATCTGGTGGCGGATCAGCCCCATGGTGGGGGACGAGGAGTGACTACTACCACGCTTTGTTACCCGGTAACAAAGTCTGAGGTATGATGCGTTGCTGGCGGACCGGCTGTAACTGGCTGGTACGCTTGACTTAGTCACCTGTATGAGGCAACATACACTTACTGAAACCGAAGAAAGGAACTGAAATGTCTGAGATTTTGAGTGTCGCAGTCAAGAACATCCTGTCCCTGTTCGACGAGCATGTATTCGAGTTCGGGCCGGACGATCAGGCCAAGGTCGAGCGCTGCCTGTCCGAGCTGCGCGCCGGCCTTGAGCCGGACAAGACCCTGAGCCACTACGTGGTGATCGGCTACAACGGCTGGGTGAAGCGCGAGACGCTCTGGGAGGCGCTGACCGCCCACATCGTCGAGTACGGTCAGGGCAGCTTCTACGGCTATCGCGAAAAGGACGCCGTGATCCACGTGCGCCGGACCAGCGCGGACGCCTTCATGGACGACTTCGGGACGCTTTACGCCCACGCCATGGAGAAGACGCCGGACATCACCGTCCCGGTGAAGGTCCACAAGGCGATCGTCGACGCCAAGGACGATCTGGACGAGGTGATCTGGGCGCACGAGGAGAGCACTGATGTCGAGTAACCTGATAACTGACACCGTCGTGGCTTATGACGCGCAGTTTCGAGACGGTGGGTGGAACCACCACAAGACCTGCTCGTCCATGTTCGAGGCGGAACGCGAGATCAAGAAAGGTAAGGCCGACCTGAAACGGCACGGCATGGGCTCCACGTGGCGCATCGTGCCGGTCTACCACCCCGGCCGTCTGATCGACGCCCTGAAGGCGATCACCTTCGCGGCCGAGAGCGCTGCCAACCTGCGCGGGCTGACCGAGCTGTACCCTTACATCGAGCAGGCCAAGGCCGCGCTTGAAGCGTTCAAGGAGATCGAGTGATGGCTGACGATTTCCGCATGACCGTGACCCTCAGCACGCTGCGGGACGGCGACACCATCATCGGTCACCGGGTCGCGCTGAAGCTGCCCGGTCGGGCCATCTTGCCGATGGACTTCGGCCCGAAGTCAGGCGCACTGGCGAACGCCTACGCCCACGGCATCGAGACGGGGTGGAACTACATGCGCGAACATTTGTCGATGAACCACCCGAAGACGGCGCTCCTTGAGGCGCGTGACTTCGACGCGGACGGCGCCGACCTGCGCGGTCAGGAATAGCAACCAACTTTGTGACCAAGTCACAAAACACGAAAGGACTGAACCATGACAAAAAAGGATTACGAGCTGATCGCCGCAGCGATCAAGGACAATCGGGAGTACGACCCGATGGAGTGCTACGCTGAGGCATTGGACGACGTCGCGCGTAGCCTCGCGACCGCCTTGCAGCGCGACAACCCCCGGTTCGACCGGGACCGGTTCCTCAAGGCGTGCGGGGTGGACGCCGAGAACATCCTCCACAATCTGGCGCAGGACCGGGAGAACATGCTCCGCTGGCAGGAGAAGTCGAAATGACCCGCACGATCCTCAACCGCACCGAACGGTTCACCCTCCTGTCGTGGGGGCACGGCACCGCCTACGGTCTGTCACGTCTTGAGGCCGGCGTTCCGGTCGAGAGCGTATTCGTGCAGGGCGACGACGCCACCGTGTTCGACATGGAGTTCCGGGCGATGGAGGCCCAGTTCCCCGAGCGGGACACCGACGACATTCTCGGCTGGCTCTGGTCGAGCTACAACGAACTGGCGACGCCTGTCATCGTTACGGCGCGTCAGGTATGGGAGATCAACTGATGTCTAGATATACGGTTCAAATCATCAAGCCGGTCAGTGACTATTTGCGCGGCTGGGTAAACGTCGAGGCTGCGAGCGAGGATGAGGCGTTGGACAAGGTACAGGACATGGACCTAGACGACGTTGAGTTCGAGTTCTGGTGCTGTGGTGACAGCGTCGAGGAGATGTCCTTCGACGTCATACATAAGGACGAGACTGATGCCTGAGTTCATTCTGGACCGGGGGACCCCGGAGAGCGCGGCGCTGTTTGCCGAACTCGACCCGTTCACCCAAGCCTACATCGAGGCGGCGTTCTGGACGGAGTGCGAGCCGGGGACATGTCACGGCGAGGACGGCAACGGCGAGCCGTGGAACCCGGACTACCACTCATCGCTTCCCGGTGACGTGACGTTCGCCGACCTACACCCGGAGACGCTGGCGCAGATGGTCAAGGACTGCGACGAGTTCATGCACTCCGCCGCATGGCTGGATGCCTGCGCTTCGCTTGACAGTCTCGACCCGGACCTCGACGGCGGGACGGATAGCGCTCAGGGCGGTCACGACTTCTGGCTGACCCGCAACGGCCACGGAGCCGGGTTCTGGGATGGTGACTGGCCCGAGCCCTACGCAGCCCGACTTAACGAGACGGCCCACAGCTTCGGCGAGTTCGACCTATGGCTCGGCGACGACGGGAAAATCTACAACTAACTACTACCCAAAAGGACTGAACATGCAGAACGCAGCACTCGTCAAGACCCTCTCTCATGCCCAAGCGGTCAGGGGGCGCTGACATGCCCGCCAAGCGCAAGAGCTGGTACGTCGCCGTCAAGGTCGTGGCGGACGTGCCGATCACCGAGGCACAGGCCCGTCACATGCTCAAGTGGGACACCAGCCTGACCTACGAGGAGCACTGGCCGGACCATCGCAACCCGGCCGGATGCACCCGGTTCAAGACCCCGGTCGTGGCGTCGCTGAAAGCTGGCGCCAAGGCCAACGCCAAACCACCCCTGATCCGATAAGGAGACAAACATGAGACTGACCAACGACATTCGCCGGACCATCCGCCGTGCGGTCGAGGCGGACCTGCAGCTGACCAGCTCGCTGCGGGACCAGATGCTGGCCCGGACCATGGAGCTTGCCATCGAGCGGCTCCCTCGCTTGGTGCGGCAAGTCTGGAACGACCCGAAGCTGCGTGGCTACATCAACACCGAGATCGTATGGGGCGAGGACATCGAGGGTGTCTACTACCTGCCGGCACCGGGCGGCGATCCGGACCTGAGAGATGTCCTTCGGGAGGACGAGACGTACCAGAAGCTGCACTCGCAGTTCGAAGTGATCGAGAAGGTCGCATCCGACGCACTGGACGTTCTTGCCGCGACGCTACGCAGCGTCACCACGGTCGAGCAGCTGGCCGAGCGGTATCCGGACCTCGTCAAGTACCTGCCCACGCAGGAGCAGGCGGCAGCAAACCTGCCGGCGACGACCGACCTGATGGACAAGCTCCGCGCGGCGGGGCTGCGGACCGAGGAGACCAAGCCATGAACCGGCTCAGCAAGGCCGAGCTAAAGCGGATCGTTGACCTCGCCACGCAGGCGGACGCTTTCCGGACGGAGATCGAGCAGAAGCTGGCGGACTTCCGGGCCGACAATTATCGGCTGATCGAGAAGCTCGACGAGGTTCGCGCCGAGTTCTACGGCGTCATGGAGGACCTCGCGAACGAGGCCGAGGCGTACTATGACGAGCGATCCGACCGCTGGCAGGCCAGCGATACCGGCGACGCGTATAACAGCTGGATGTCCCGGCTGGAGGAAGTGCGCGACAAGGCGGACATGGAAATCACCTTCGCCGACTTCTCGCTGGACCCGGATGCAGACGTCACCGAGTTCGACTTCATCGCCGAGGGGCTTGACCCCGACTTCGCCGAGCCGGAGTGATCCGGGCTTGTTCCACGTGAAACATACAGGTCTGAGACCTTGACATAGTGACCTGTATGCAGTAACCTATACACACTGAAGATTGGCACCACCTTTGTGACCGAGGTCACAAAACACGAAAGGACCAACGACATGAGTACCGTCACCAGCGCGAATTTCGGCATGGACACGATCACCATGCGGGAGCTTCCTACCTACCTTTACTACGTCACCTACACCCGGCGTCGTCCGGTCATGCTCTGGGGCGTGATGGGTGTCGGCAAGTCGGCCGCCGTCATCCAGTTCGCCAGCTGGATCAAGGGCGTCCTCGTCGACATCCGTCTCGGCCAGTACGAGAGCATCGACCTGCGCGGCCTGCCGGACGTCAACAAGGAGAACGGCACCACCACGTGGTACGTGCCTGCGACCCTGCCGTTCAAGGGTAACCCCCTGTTCGACGAGAAGGGTCCGCCGATCATCCTGTTCCTCGACGAGATCAACGCGGCGACGCGCGGTGTCGCGGGCGTGGCCTACCAGCTGATCCGTGACCGCCGGGTCGGTGAGCACGAGCTGATGGACAATGTCATCGTCATCGCGGCCGGCAACCGCGAGAGCGACCGGGGCGTGACCGAGCGTCAGCCCGCGCCGCTGTCCAACCGCTTCAACCACGTCGAGGTCGTGCCGGACGTCGCGTCGTTCCGGGACTACGTGATCGACAAGAGCTACCCGGTCGAGGTGACCGGCTTCCTGAGCTGGATGTCGGACATGCTCTGCACCTTCGACCCGGCCAAGAACGACAAGGCGTTCGCGACCCCGAGGTCGATCGAGGAGGCGCTGCTGGACCAGATGGCTCAGGGCGTGCCCGAGGAACTCCGTTGGCGCTCCATCGCGGGCTGGGTCGGCACCGGCTGGGCGACGGCGTACCGTGGCTACCTCGACGTCTACCAGACCATGAAGGCGATGATGCCAGCGATCATGGCGGACCCGGACCGGGCGCCGCTGCCTGAGAAGCCGGACCAGAGCTACGCCATCGTCTCGTCGATCGGCGGGCAGCTGGACAAGTCCAACGCCAACGTCTTCTGGCGTTACGTGAAGCGGATGCCGGTCGAGTTCGCCATCCTCACGTGGCAGCTGGCGCTGAAGCGTGACGGCGATCTGGACCAGACGCCGGAGTTCATCGAGTACGGCCGGTTGCACCGCGAAGTGCTGCAGGGGAGGTAAGCCATGAACATCATGGAAAAAGCACGCGGCCGGGTGATGCTCCGGTACCCGTTCTTCGGCTTCATGCTGATCTCGGCGACCTTCATCGCCGACGACAAGATCGGCACGGCGGCGACGGATGGGGTGGTCATCCTCTATAGTCCGAAGTTCATCGACACCCTGACCATGGACGTCGCGGCGTTCGTCATCGCCCACGAGCTGTGCCATATCATCTTTGACCACGTGGGGCGTCGCAAGGGGCGGGACCCCGCGCGGTGGAACGATGCCTGCGACTACGCGATCAACATCATGCTCAAGGACTACGGCTTCACGCTCTGGTCCGAGTGCCTGCTGAACGAGAAGTATCGCGGGTGGTCGCCGGAGCGCATCTACGACGATCTGGAGCGTCAGGGCGACAAGGCTCCCAAGAACCCCATGTCGGGGGACATGAAGCCGCGTCCGATGACCCCCGAGGAGCAGGATGCCGTGAGCCGCAAGGTGCGGTCGATGGTGGCCAAGGCGAACGTCATCGCCCGGGCCGCCGGGAAGCTGCCGGGATCGCTGGAGAAGGCGATCACCGACATCATCGACCCCAAGGTGCCGTGGGAGGAAATCCTGCGGGACAAGGCGACCCGTGTCGTCCACGAGGAGGAGAACTGGAACCGGCCCAACCGCCGGATCAGGAACTTCAAGCTACCGTCCCTCGGCGGTCTGCGTATCGGCGAGTACATCGCCATCGGCGACACGTCCGGATCGTTCACGGCCGAGGACTACAAGAAGGCGGCCGGCGCCATCCAAGCGGCCCGGGACGCCGTCAACCCCTCACGTATCAGGGTGATCTGGGGGGACACCAAGGTGCAGCGAGAGGAGGTGTTCGAGCAGGGCGACCCGCTGATCTTCCACCCCAAGGGTGGCGGCGGGACGGACATGCGGGTGATGCTGAAGCATGCCGAGCAGTTCGAGCCCGCGTTCGTCGTCCTGTTCACCGACGGCGGCACGCCGTGGCCGGAGGTCGAGCCGCCTTACCCGCTGGTCGTATGCTGTTCGACGGACCTGCCGGTACCGGTCGGGGAGGTGATCAGGGTTTGACGACCAGACAGACCTACAAACTCTACGGATGGATCGGCCCTAGCGGCTGGGTTGCGTTCACAAAGCCGCAGACCGCGTTCTCCGCCGAGCATATCTACCGTTTGCGCCCGAACAACCAGCGATGGGCGGTCGTGCTGGAGGAAGCCTCTCTGACCATCATGTTGGTCGACCTCTACGAGCCGTCGCTGTCGCAGGAACCGATACCGCTGGAGTTCCCGGCCTATCGGGAATTTCCGACCTTGGACGCGGCGATCGCCGCTGGAGTAATGAGGCTCTGACGATGGCGTTTTCGACACCGCCGTTGCTGCGGCGATCCATCGACTTGACACATGAAGTTACCAACCATAACATCTGACTACTCACACATGAAAGGAACTGAACCATGTCTATCGCCAACGAATGCATGATCGTGAACCTCCAGATCGGCGTCTGGGAGGGCAAGCGTCTCGACAAGGAAGCCAGCCGGGACGTCACCAACCGCGCCGGTGCCGAGGAGGACGCGGCCCGGGTCAACAAGCACCTGATCCCCAAGGACAAGCTGAAGGCCGTCACCAAGGCGCAGGGTGCCCTGCGGCTGCACTTCTACGACCGCACGGTGCCGTGGAAGGACAACGGCGACCGACTGCTGACCCGCAAGCTCTACCTCAAGTTCATCGAGGAGCACGAGAAGCTGATGAACGACTTTCGCGACGCGGTCGAGGAGTTCATCACCAAAATCTACCCGGCGTGCCGGGATCAGGCCGAGTTCCGGATGGGTTCCCTGTTCCGGCATGAGGACTACCCGCCGGCCGAGAGCCTGCGGTATCGGTTCTACGCCAACATGCAGGTCGATGTGGTTACCACCGGCAAGGACTTCCGTCTCGACATGGACGAGAAGCACGTGGCGTCCATCCGCAAGGACATGGAGCGCGAGCTGGGCGAGCGGTCGAAGGCGGCAACCATGCACGTCTACAAGCGCGTGCTGGACGAGCTGACCCACTACCACGAGGTCACGTCCGATCCGGAGAAGGTGTTCCGCAACAGCACCGTCGAGAAGCTGGAGGACCTGATCGACATTCTGCCGGGTCTGAACATCGCCGACGACCCGGACCTGAACGCCGTGATCGACCAGATGAAGGATACCCTGTCGGGCCGGTCGCCGGACGACCTGCGCAACAACTCGGCCGAACGCTCGGCTGCCGCCAAGGCGACCGAGGAAGTGCTGGACGTCATGAAGGGCTTCATGAACACCATGAAGGCGGCGGCGTGATGCCGCGCTTCACATTCACCATGCGCCAGATCGTCGAGATCGAGATCGAGGCCGCCGATCAGGAAGCTGCGGCGCGGGCCGTCGAGAAGTTCTCGGTCGACTACCGGGACAACCTCGACAGCCTGCCCGCCGTGTTGAAGGCGGACGTCAGGATGGGGCTGTCCGCTCCGAAGGAGATGACCAATGCGACCGACCATTGAGCAGATGACGCAGGAAGTCCACGAGCGGACCCGGCGGATCGAGACCCAGCTCTACCGGGTGGCCGAGGCGATTGGCCTCAGTCCACCCGGGTCCAAGCCTGTCTGGACGCCCTACCGGGTGGACATCCCGACCCCAAGCGTGTCGCTCAAGGACATCCTCGCCGTCATACCGGAGAGCGTACTCGACGGCCCGGCTCGGACGATCGGCATCTGGATCGCCGACACCAGACTGACCAGTATCAACGTGGGCCGAGCGGCCACATAACCGAGGAGAAGAACGTGCCTGACGCAGAACGAGTGGAGATGATCAACGGCATGCCGGCGGCCGAGTGGAACTGCCGGTTCAACCCGGACGGTTCGCGGCGTGAGCCGAAAGCCGCCAAGCCGGCGACCACCAAGAAGACGACCACCAAGAAGACGACCCCGAAAAAGCCTGCCGCCAAGGTGGCGCCGAAGCCGGGGCCGGCAGTCCCGGACGACGGCGTCAAGTCCGACGCGACCTGACAAGTGGCAGGGACCCGGCCCAGTCCGGGTCCCGCGCTCCTTGCGCTTTCTCTGGGCATGCGTCACAGTATCGCCACACAATCACCGAAATCCGGGTGTTTATATGCCTATGCGGTCGACGCCGAACCTCGCTTGTGCTACCTCTGACCACTGGGCACACTTCAGCGGCAGGGGCGTACCGTGGAGTTCGACTGGCAGAGCGCGTTCAACATCCTCGCCGGGATTGCCGGTGTCTTCGGTTCGTTCCTTCTCTACTCCAGTTGGGAGGCAGTCAAGGAGCTGCGGCAGGAATTGAAGGAGGTCCAGATGCTTGTCGCTGGACAGTACATCACCCGAGCTGAGCATGCCGAAGCCCAGAAGGCGACGACGGAGGTTCTCCGCACCATCCGGGCCGAGCAGCGTGAGACCAACGACAAGTTGTTCGCGAAGCTCGACGAGATCGCCAAGGAAGTGCGCAGTCCGGGCCAGCATTAACGGTTTACACTGGAATGTTCTGGCGTTAAGGTACAGGTTCAGAACCTGACACCACGTCGGAGCAACCGGTGACACAAGTCCACAACGACATCCCTATCCCGCGCAAGACCATCCCGAACCGATCCCGATGGAAATTCCCCTACGCCACCATGAACGTGGGGGACAGCTTCTTCCAGCCGTGCCCTACCAAGTCGAGGCGAGGGTCTATCAGCACCCACACGTCCGAGACCGCCCGGAACCTTGGACGCAGGTTCGTCACCCGGTCCTGCTGGGTGAAGCCGGGCAAGGCCGACGGCGACTGGGTAGCGGCGGAGAAGGGTGAGAAGGGCGCAGTGGCGGGTGTCGGCGTCTGGAGAACCGAATGACGGGAAACTACGCCGAGGAGTACACTGCCGGCCGCAAGGACGACGCGGACAAGCCGCGTACCGATTTGATCGACAGCTACGCCATGACGGAGCTGGCCAAGGTGCTGACCTTCGGCGCGCAGAAGTATGCGCCGCACAACTGGCGCAGCGGGATCAACGTCTCACGTCTGATCGCAGCGGCCAGCCGACATCTTCTAGCACTGAACGCCGGTGAGGATGTCGACGAAGAAACCGGCCTGTCGCACGCGGCGCACGCCATGTGTTGCTGCATGTTCCTCGTCTGGACGCTGAAGTACAAGCCGGAGTACGATGACCGCTGGAGACCGGAACCGGATTACGATCAGTCGATGCGCGAGTTCTTTGAGTTGGAGTTTCCACAGACATGATCAACCGTACGGTCTTTTACGATGCGATCCGCCACGACCCGTTCCCGGGCACGCTGGCGCCAAGCCGGGTCGAGGGCATCGAGGCGATCCTGAACGCGTGGGAAAGCCGATACGATTACGATACCGGAGACATCCGGCATCTGGCCAATGTACTGGCTCAGACCTTCCACGAGACCGGCGCCCGGATGGCCCCGGTACGTGAGGGGTTCGCGACAACGGACGGCGTCGCGCGCAAGATTGTCAAGGACCGCCCATACGGTAAACCGGTGAACGGTCACGTCTACTATGGACGCGGGCTAATCCAGATCACGTGGGACTACAACTACGCCAAGCTCGGCACGGCTCTCGGGATCGATCTGGTGGACAACCCTGACCTAGCGCTCAAGATGAGCGTTGCAGTCGACATCCTGTTTCTCGGGATGATCGACGGCTTGTTCACCGGCGTCGGGCTGAGCCGCTATTTCAACGAGACGACGGACGATCCGCTCGGCGCCCGCAAGATCGTGAACGGCACCGACAAGGCGTCACTGATCGCCGGGTACCACGCGCAGTTTCTGGCGGCCCTGCAGGCGGCGACCGCACCAACTACACCGGTCGAGGTGACGAACTACCGGGAACCAGCAACGTCTGCTGCGGCACCCATGGGGCGCAGCGCGGCAGCGTACTATCCGGAGGACCGGAAGCCTGCCTATGCCAGCAAGACGCAGTGGGCGGGCACCGTGGCCACCGTGAGCGGCGGTGCGACGGCGGTCGGCTCGGCGGCACGCGCCATCGACCCGCGCGGTGGGTTCTCGGCGTTCGTTATGGACAACCCGTGGGTCTTCGTAGCCCTCGGGACGCTGATCGTCGTGGCCGGTAGCTTCCTGCTGTGGAAGTGGCTCGACGAGCGCAAGAAGCAACTGAACCAGACCTGACGGTCACACCATAGTCTGACTGGGAGACGACTGCATGATGCTGCAGTGGGACGATACCCGCGTGCGCGCCATGGACTGCGAGACTTCAGGGGTCAAACCTGAGTACGCTCTGCAGCCGTGGCGACACACCAAGGGCGAGATGTGGATCACCAGCTTCGTCCACCTGATCAAGGAGGGCGGCAAGTTCCGCGACATCGGAGGGCTCGGTCTTCCGCTGGAGCGGCCGTCCGACGACCACGTCAAGAAGATGATCGCCGAGTTCTTTCGGGAGGTCGAGGAGAACGACCAGTACGTGGTGGGGTGGAACCTCGCCTACGACGCGGCGGTGATGATCGCCTACGGGTTCGAGGAGGAGGTGTTCCGCACCAAGTGGCTTGACGGCATGCTGCTCTGGCGCCATTGGTTCATCGAGCCGGAGTACGACAAGGACCGGGGCAAGAAGAAACCCTACGGTCTGAAGGATTGTTTCGCCGAACTACTACCAGAGCTGCCGGCCTACAACGACGACATCGACTTCCACGACCCGGACCCGGCGGTCCGGCAAAGGCTCCACCGCTACAACGTGCGGGACAGCAAGGCGGCCTTCGGCTTCGCCCGCCACTGGTTCAAGTTGTTGCAGGAGTACCCTCAAAGGCTCAAGGCAGCGCTGATCGAGGCCGAGTGCATTCCGTTTATCGCGCAGGCCAACCTGCGTGGCATCCCCGTGGATACGCTCTATGCCAAGGAGCTGTCGGGGTGCAGAAGCTGCTCGCTGCCCAGAAGCTGGCGGTACTGGCTCCGGATGGGATCACCGAGAAGATCGTCCGCTCACCGATCCAGCTGGCCAAGGTGCTGTACGACGACTGGAAGCTGCCGGTCTACGCCTACAATCCGCTGACCGAGACCCAGAAGAAGAAGGGGATGATTGAGGGCAACCGGTCGACAGACAAGGAGGCGCTCCATGAGCTGTCGTTCGTCGACCCCCGAGCCAAGCTGATCCACGAGTATCGAGGAGCACTGAACCAAGACACCAAGTTCGCCAAGGCGCCGCTGATCTCGGCCGAGTACAACGAGGATGGCCGGGTCCACCCGACGGCGATGATCTTCTCGACCTACAGTGGTCGGATGACCTACGCGTCCGCTCAAACTGTCAGGTCTGACAAGGAGCGCGGGATCAAGGCGGCGTCCTACCCGATCGGGTTTGCGCTGCATCAGGAGAAGCGCGAGAAGCACTTCCGCAACATCCTGATCGCGCCGCCCGGGTATGATCTGGTCGAGTTCGACGCCGCCGGTCAGGAGTTCCGGTGGATGGCCGAGGCGTCCGGTGACAAGACCATGAAGGAGCTGTGCGAGCCGGGTGAGGACCCGCACTCGTTCATGGGCGCCAGCATCGTCGAGCGTGACTATCGGGAGCTGATCCGGCTGTTCCACGAAGACGAGGAGCGAGCCGTTCAGGACCGCTATCTCGGGAAGTTCGCGAACCTCAGCTGCCAGTACCGGACGGGGAAGAAGAAGCTGCGGGCCAAGGCGCGTGTCGACTACGACATTCCGCTCGACGAAATGTCGGCGGCGCGGGTCCATACGAAGTACCAGCAGACCTATCCGGGCGTTCCGCGCTACTGGAAGACCGAGATCGCCAAGGTGCGCCGCCAAGGCTATCAGGAGACCTTCGCCGGCCGGCGTGTGCAGGTCGTCGGGAACTGGGACGGCGAGTGGGGCTGGTCGATGGGCTCCACTGCGATCAACTACAAAATTCAGGGCACCGGCGGCGACCAGAAGTATCTGGCGTTCAAGTGCATCAAGAACGTGGCCCGGAAGTACGGCGCGATCTTCGCGTGGGACCTGCATGACGGCCTGTACTGGTTCGTCCCGAGCGACAAGTCTCTGGCGTTCGCCGCCGAGGTGAAGGGCATTCTGGACAACCTCCCATACCGTGAGGCTTGGGACTACGTGCCATCCGTGCCGATGCCGTGGGACTGCAAGATGGGCCGCATCTGGGGCGCAATGAAAGAGCCGACCTTCTAATTGACCTGAAGGTTCTGAACCACTATACTCTTGGCTGAAGAATGAGAGGATCACCATGCCAAAACTGTTCCTACGAAACACCATTACCAACAAGCGTTACGAAATCCTGAGCAAGGACGCCAAGACCAACAAGCTGATGCTTAAGGGTCCGTCCGGACAGCCGTTCGAGCAGCCCTACGACAAAGACTGGCTCAAGTCGAACAACTACGAGCTGGTGCAGGAATGAGCAACGACGCAACCGGACCGCTCGCCATCTTGTTGGTCTTCGTGGTTGGCTGGTTCCTTGGTATCCTGAGCGCCGATTTCATCCGGTGACAGGAGCCACCAATGCCCAGCAGCCCGAACTACAAGCGTGACTACCAGCAGGAAATGAAGACCGCCGAGACTCGTGGAGAACGAGGCGGACCCAACAGCGGTAAAGCGAAGCGTGCCCGTGCCCGCCGGAAGGCACTGAAGCTGGGCATGGTCCGCAAGGGGCAGGACCTCGACCACAAGAAGCCGATTTCCAAGGGCGGCTCCAATGCCGTCTCGAACCTCCGGGCGACAACGCCATCCGCGAACCGGTCGTTCCCCCGCAACAAGGATGGCAGCATGAAGTCGAACACATGATCGTCATCGTCACAGGTGGTAGAGATTACCTCGACAAGCAGGCCGTGTTTCGGAAGCTGTCGCGGCTGAAGGAGGAGAACCGGGGTCTGATCACGGTCGCGCAAGGTGAGTGCCCGACCGGCGCCGACGCGTTCGCCCGCGAGTGGTGCGACCTGAACGGTCTGGTCTGCGTCGGCTTCCGACCTCCGTGGAAACGCGCCAAGCTGGCCGCTGGACCGATCCGGAACGGGGTAATGGCAGCGTACATGGCTGCCCTGTCGAGAGCATTCTCGCGCCCCGCTGTGTGCGTCTGGTTCCCCGGCCGTCCCGGCGGCGGCACCGAGAACATGAAGACCGAGGCCGGCAAGGCCGGCATCCAGTTGATCGAAGGAGAGGCACTGTGACCCAAACGCTACGAGATGAGTATTCGGCGAACCGCATGCACGATGAGACCTACGAGGAATACCTCGAACGGCTCGTGGGCCTGCTCCGGAACAACGTGCGGCAGGCGGCCGGATGGTTCCGGGAGTACGAGGACAGCCACCAGCTGAAGGCCGACGCCGAGCCGCTGTACGCGAGGAAGGTCGCATTGCAGGACAAGGCCAACCGCAACCGGGACCGCGCCGCCCAGCTTGAGGCGCTGCTGTAGCGTCTCACACCTTAACGAACCAACGAACTGATGAACCAAGGAGACTGACTGATGCCACGCGTACACGTTGTCGAGAAAGCCCGCAAGGCCCGCCCGGAAGCCGGGATCGAGGTGGGTGACCGTTACTTCTACTGGACCAAACGCAGCGGACCCTACACCAAGGGCCGCACGTACTACAGCAAGACCTACCCCAAGCCGTCGCAGCTGACCGGCTCCGCGTTCCTTCAGTCGGTGTACGCCCTGCAGGAGGAGATGAGCGCCTACTCCCCTGACAGCGATCTGGAGAGCGTGCGCGACGACTGGGCGCAGCGCATCCGGGAGATCGGGGAGGAGTGTCAGGAGAAGCTGGACAACATGCCGGAGGGGCTCCAGCAGGGGTCGACCGGAGAGCTTCTCCAAGAGCGCATCGACGCGATGGAGAACTGGGCCAGCGAGATCGAAGGTGTGAACATCCCGGACCGCAAGGACTACATCGAGGCCGAGGATGACGGCGAAGATGAGGACGACACCGAGGACGCGGAGAACCGCTACCAGTCGGCGCTGGACGAAGCGTACAGCGAGATCACCGGCGCCGACCCGGGGGTCTGACGTGCGCGAACGCAACGGAGCCAGCCATGAATGAAGCCATCAAGAACGCCGAGGCAGTGCCAGAGCGCATCCGCCGCATCAATCAGACCCACTCGCGGGATTTAACCGTCGAGGACCTGATTTGGTGTCTCGAAGAACGCGGGGCTTTATTCCCGCATGTCCGCGCAGAGATCGCCAAGCGCCTGACTCACATTGGGACTGTGCCCGAGGATGTGGAGCAGGTGGTTGCGGCGTTGGAAGCCGAGGTGCCAATCGGCTAGCCATGCAGGCGGCGCTAGCTGACGCACTCGCCGAACTAACCGCCCTCCGCGCCGAACTGGCCAGCGCGCGGGAGCGAGCCGAGAGGGCGGAGGCGGCGTTGGCCGTGTACCACGCGCAGGATGAGTTATTCGCCGCGATAACCGACATCGCCAACAGCGGCGTTGACCTTGAGGAACTGGAGACCGCGCAATCCACCTGAAAAAGATGCGCGCTGCGCTCGCCGCAAAAAGACGTGAAGATTGGCACTTGACAGGCACGTCATAATGTCGTATTATGACAGAATTGACAATCAGGCCAATGGCCATATCTGAGGAGGATAAGATGACCGTTTTGAAACTGCCGCCACGTTTCTGGGGTGACCACTACGAGCGTTGCGCCGGAAACCCGGGCAAGCGCCGCGAAGTGAAAGTCGCCAAGGGGTATGTGGTTGTCGAATTGGACGCGGATGCGCTGGAGGACTTGGTGTCGGATGCCGAGTACTACGGCGGCGATTTCGCGCCGGACTGGAGCGGTGGCGGCGGGATCAGGGCGTCTGCCCGCGCCACGATCCGCGCACTTGAGAGGCAGGGCGTTGTCGCCAACTGAAATCAGAGGCATTAGGCGCAGGCTGGGGTTATCGCAGACCCAGCTTTCCGCTTACCTAGGGATCGCCAGTGCGCGCACGGTGCAGCGGTGGGAGTCCGGCGATGTTCCAATCACCGGGCCTGCCGCTCGCTGCCTGCAATACATGGCCCTGCATGGGCTGATGGACGATGACCATGTTTGATGTTGAAGCAGCGGCCAAGCTGTCCAGCCCGGAGATGCGCGCGAGGGTGGCGAGGGCGATATGCCACCAGCCGGGAAGTCTTTGTCGGGGGTTCTGTCATATGCGGCGATGCCCCACAGCCATTGACCGGCACGGTGCCGACGCCGACGCCGCCCTTGCCGAGATCACCGCCGCGCTGACAGAGGAGTAGACGATGGACTGGGACCACCGAATGCTGGGACTGGCGCGGCATGTCGCCGACTGGTCCAAGGACCCATCCACAAAGGTCGGAGCGGTCATTTCCCGGCCGGACCGGACGATCGTGTCGATCGGGTTCAACGGGTTTCCCCGCCGCGTCGAGGACAAGCCTCACCGGCTGCTGGACCGGGATATGAAGCTGGCACTGACTGTCCACGCCGAACTGAACGCGATCCTGACCGCGCGCCAGATCGTCGAAGGGTTCACGATCTACACTTGGCCGCTGATGCCGTGCTCGCACTGTGCCGGCGCTATCATCCAGTCAGGTCTGAAGCGTGTCGTGTCGCCCGCCGACATCCCTGATCGCTGGCTGGAGAGTATGTCGTTCTCTGCCGAGATATTCCGCGAAGCCGGGGTCGTGCTGGAACGGTTGACAGGAATACCGTAAGCTGACAACCTGAAGCTACAAACCATAACTTGTCGGAGACTGACATGACCAAACATGTGATGGTCGACCTCGAAACATGGTCGACCGAGCAGAACGCCGTCCTCGTCGCCATCGGCGCCGTCGAGTTCGACCCGAACGATTTCGGAGACCCGGCGGACGAACGCGTCGCCCGGATGAAGACCTTCTACCAGACCATCGACCCCGAGACGTTTGACAGCGCCTTCCACATCAGCGCCAGCACCATGAAGTGGTGGATGTCCCCCGAGCGGGACGATGCGCGTCGGCGGCTCTGGCGCGACTGGGACGAGGGCGCGTGCGAGGCCGGCATCGCGATCACGGAGTTCGCCAGCTGGTGCAAGGCAGACAGCGACGACGGGCTGCGGGTCTACGGCAACGGCGCCATGTTTGACAACACCAAGGTCCAGTGGGCGCACAAGCACTACACCGGGTGGGACGCGTGGGCCTTCTACGAGGACGGCTGCTATCGCACCATCAAGGGGCTCGCGCCCGACCTGAAGCTGGAACGCTGGGGCACGTTCCACCATGCGCTCGACGATGCGATCTCGCAGGCCCTGCACATGCAGGCCGTACTGGCGCGACTGGGGATCAAGCTGTCATGACGTCGGACGACTACGAGATCGAGAGCGACATCCCGATCCCGCCGGCACGGTGGGGTGGAGGGCGGCCGAAAACACCGGTCTACCCCTTCTCCCGGATGGAGGTCGGCGACAGTTTCCTTGTGCCGGTCGAGAAGACCTTGCTGGTGATGCACGCAGCGCGCGGTCGGCGGAAACGGACGCATGAGGAGTATGCCACCCGGCAGGTCGACGGCGGTCTGCGCATCTGGAGGATCAAGTGACGCAGCCACTACCTTGGAGCCACACTCGGCTGACGACGTTCAAGAACTGTCCCTACAGGTATTACGAGGAGACGGTTCTCAAGAAGCACCCCTATGTGGAAGGTCCTGAGCAGAAGTGGGGCAACTTCGTCCACAAGGCGTTCGAGGATCGCGTCGCCAAGAACAAGCCGCTCCCGCAGGAACTGCGGGAGCACGACGCTCATCTGGATCGACTGATCAACCTGCCGGGCGAGCTGATGTTCGCGGAACAGAAGATCGCGCTGCGGCGGGTCCGGACCGAGCGGGGCGTTGAGATCGTGCCTTGCGGATACTGGGAGAAGGAGGGCGGCAAGGATGTCGTCTGGTATCGCGGCCAGATCGACTTCATGAAAATCTGGACGCCGCCTGACGACTGCGCGGTCGCCCTGATCGAGGACTACAAGACCGGCAAGATCAAGAACGACTTCGGCCAGTTGAAGCTGTTCGCCCTGTGGGTGTTTGCGAAGTACCCGCAGGTCATGTCCGTCACGGCCCAGTTCTACTGGACGACCGACAAGACCACACCGAAGGAACTGTACACACGTGAGCAGATACCCCAGCTCTGGGGAGAGTTCGCGCCGGACCTGAAGCAGTACGTCGAGGCGTTCAAGACCGACACGTGGCAGAAGCGCCAGTCCGGACTTTGCGGCTGGTGCCCGGTCAAGGACTGCGAGCACTGGTTCGACGGACCCGCGAGGAAAGCAGCAAGAGGAGGTTAGGATGACCAAACCAAAATTACCCGGGTGCTACATCGCGGTCGAGGATGACGCTGGGTACACCCAGTACTTCGCCGCCGCCAAGTACATGATGCGACCGAGCGGACATCTTGAGTTGCTGGACGCAGAAGACGTGCCAGTTGCGATATTCGCCCCGGAAAAGTGGGCGCACGCTCATCGATCAGTGTTTTACTTGGATTGTCAGCCTGACGAGGAGCCTGACTGATGCCACGACAGTACAAGAAAGAAGGTGACGTCAAGACCCGGATCAAGGAGCTTCTGAAGAAGCACCGCTGGTATTACTGGATGCCGCCGGCCAACGGCTACGGCACTCTCGGCATCTCGGACTTCCACGCCATCCGGGACGGCATATTCCTCGCGATCGAGGCCAAGTTCGGCTCCAACAAGCCGACGCCGCAACAATTGGCTCACCTCCACATCGTGGACAATAACGCGGGTTTCGCTTTTGTCGTGACCGACAAGAACGTAGAATACCTGCAGGCATGGCTGGAGGCGTTTGATCGCGCCCAGAAGGCCCAAATGGACAAGCAGGACGTGGCGCAGGAAGACGGCGCCATGATGCTCAACGCCTTGGCCGAACTGAAGCGCCTCGTCTATCCGAAAATGGCTCCGGCCAACAACTGAGAAGACCTTAATGTTTGTACACGGCCCGACCGAGAGCGTCTTGCTCAAGGTCCCGGACCCCCTGTCGGTCCGGGACGTGCTGCGCCAGAGTAAACCCGTCACCCATCCTGACTACAACGTCGCGGTGCGCCACACGCTGGAGAGCACCAAGGTCCTGCGGAACCTCGGCCACGACGTACCGGCACCGATCAGCATCCAGCATCGCTGGACCGGGAAGTACCAGCCGTTCGCCCATCAACGGGTTTCGGCCGAGTTCCTGACACTCCACCGCAAGTGTCTGAACCTATCGGAGCCCGGTGTCGGCAAGACTGCGTCGGCGCTGTGGGCGGCGGACTGGCTGATGAACAAGGGGTTCATCCGCAAGGCCCTGATCATCACGCCGCTGTCGACCATGAAGCGCGTGTGGATGAACGACATCTTCGACGTGCTGATGCACCGGCATGCGACCGTGGTCCACGGCAGCCGGGACAAGCGGTTGGAGGCACTAGCGCACGATGTTGACTTTTATGTCATCAACCATGACGGCATCACGATCGAGCCGATTTTCGAGGAAATCCGCAAGCGCCCGGACATCGACCTGATCATCGTCGACGAGGCGTCCAAGTTCCGGAACTCCAAGACCGGGAAGTTCAAGGCGCTGAAGAAGCTCACGGCAGGTCCAGAGCGGTGGCTCTGGTTACTTACCGGCACACCGTGTCCGAACGAGCCGACCGACGCGTGGGCGCTGGCCCAGCTGGTCAACCCGGGCAACGTGCCGAAGAATTTCGGGACCTTCAAGCGGGACGTAATGCTGCAGGTCTCGCCATTCAAATGGGTGCCCAAGGCGGACGCGTACAACAGGGCATATGCGGCTATGCAACCAGCGATACGGTTCAAGAAACAGGACTGCATCGACCTGCCTCCAGTGACGGTGCAGGATCGCCAGTGCGACCTGTCCAAGGAGCAGAAGGACGCCTTCAACGCCATGAAGCTGGTCATGCAGGCGGAGGCCAAGGGGCGCCGGATCAACGCCGTCAACGCAGCCGATCAGCTGGGCAAGCTCCGGCAGATATGCTGCGGCGCGATCAAGGACCCTCAGACCGGAGAGTATATCACGTACCCGCACGGACCCCGGCTCAACGTACTGCTCGACACGATCGAGGAGGCAGGAGCCAAAGTGCTGGTCATCGCGCCGTTCAAGGGGATCATCCGGGCGCTGGAGAAGGAGATCACGCAGGCCGGTTACTCAGTCGGCGTCCTGAACGGTGATGTCTCGGAGAAACAGCGTGATCACATAATCGTGAACTTCAAGACGCAGGCCGATCCGCATATCCTGCTCTGCCACCCGGCGGTCATGGCTCACGGCCTGAACCTGACCGAGGCGGACATGCTGATCTTCTACGGACCGATCCACTCGAACGACGAGTATCAGCAGGTGCTGGAGCGGTTCAACCGTGCCGGCCAGACGCGCAAGATGACGGTCATCCGCATGGCGGCGCACCCGATCGAGTGGGAAATCTACAAGCTGGTTGACAACCGGGGCGTCAATCAGGATAATATTCTGAACCTGTATAAATCTGCACTGGACCTGAACCCATGAACCCGAAGAACCCGACCATGGAAGACCTGACAAAGGTCTACCTGAAAATCCGTGAGGCTCGGAAGGCCAAGACCGCCGAGTACGAGAAAGAAGACGCCCGCCTGAAGGAGCAGCTGGCCACGCTGGAAGCGGCGATGATGGCCAAGCTCGACGCGGACAAGGTGACGTCCACCAAGACCGAGTTCGGCACCGTCTACAAGCAGGTCGACATCAAGCCGTCGGCCTCCGACTGGGCGGCGTTCTACCGGTGGATCGCCGAAGACCCGGACCGCTTTGAGTTCCTCCAGAAGCGGATCACGATCGAGCCGGTCAAGACCTACATGGAGGATCACAAGGACGAGGACGACAACCCGATGCTGCCGCCGGGTGTGTCGGTAATGCGCACCTATGTGGTGCGTGTCCGGCAGAACTGACCAAACCAACAGGAGCAAGACGACTATGGCAAACGAACTGGCGATGTTCGCCCAGACCAACGTCCCCGCGCACGTGCAGGCGTTCCTCGACACCGAGGAAGGCAACATCGTCGATCGGGTCTCGGTCCCGTCCGTGTCTATCAAGGGCAAGGTGTGGGGCATCAAGATCGGCGGGGAACTGACGAACCTGACCAAGAAGGACAACGACGGCGAGATCGTGCCGGTACCGGTCCTCAATGTGGTGATCCTCGACTACGCCAAGCGGCGCGGTCGGACCTACTTCGCGGGAGATTACGACCCCGACGCGGTGTCCCAGCCCGACTGCTGGTCCGACGACGGCATCGTGCCCGACCCGTCCATCGCGGCGCCGCAGGCGTCGAAGTGCGACAACTGCCCGATGGCCGTGAAGGGCTCCAAGCCCTCGTCCCGCAACCCGCAGGGCATCGCCTGCTCGCAGCACCGGATGCTGGCCGTCGTGCCGGCCGCCGACCTCAACTACACGCCGCTGCGGCTGAAGATCGCGGTCACCTCCGACTACGACAAGGAAGGCGCCGAGAAGTGGAAGGCGCAGGGGCTGTTCGGCTTCCAGCAGTACACCGACTTCCTCCGCTCGCAGGGCGTGAAGGACACGCGCGTTGTCGTGACCAAGATGAAGTTCGACCCGGATACCGAGTTTCCGAAAATCCTGTTCGGACCCAAGGACTGGTTGCCGCCGGAGCAGATTGCCCAGCTGAAGGAGATCGTTGCCGCCAAGTCCGACGAGATCGCGGCGCTGATCAACAACCAGTACACCGTGAACGGTACCGACGGCGTCGAGCGCGGTCAGGTCGAACCGGGCGAGGACACGGCGACGAAGGCCAAGGCCGCTGCCGAGGAGAAGGCCCGGAAGGAAGCTGAGAAGGCGGCGAAGGCCAAGGCCGCTGCCGAGGAGAAGGCCCGGAAGGAAGCCGAAGCCAAGGCCGCCGCTGCGGCCGACGACGGTGACGACGACGTCATCATCCTGCCGGGACAGCCGAGCCCCGAGGCGGACGCGGCCAAGCCCGCGAAGCCCGCCAAGGAAGCGAAGCCCGCCAAGGAGCCGAAGGCCGAGAACCCGGCGCCGGCCGGCGGCGACAACGGTCTGCAGGACGTGCTGACCGACTGGGGCGACGACTAGACTTGCCCCGAGGCGACTGAGAGAGGCATACTGGGTGCCCCGGGAGACGGGGTACCCAACCCCTCCGGGGATTTCGAGGGCAGTCTGACTGGGCGGGGCCATGGAACTGGACCAATTTCTGCGCGCCGTCTGGCCGGATGACGGGATATTCGCACTAGCGGTACCCTTCACCCCGGCCGGCGCGACCAAGGCGGTGTACCGCCACAAGACTTTCGACAACATCGACGAAGCCATCGCTGCGGCTCGCAAGGACCGCGACAGGCTCGACATGTATTTCTGCGTCCACACCTTGCGAGAGCACAAGGTGTGGGACCCGACCAAGAAGAGCTACAAGACCGGAGAGCTTGGCGCGTGGGCGGTCCGTCTCCACGAGAACATGGCGTCGGCACGAGTGTTCTTCTTCGATCTGGACGTCGGCAACAAGTCTGGAAAGTATTTATCCCAGTCTGAGGCGATCGTCGCGCTGCGGAAGTTCTGCGAGGCGACCAAGCTGCCCAAGCCGCTGATCACGTCGTCCGGCGGCGGCTGTCACGTGTACTGGCGGTTCACTGACGCCATGTCGTCGACCGACTGGCGGGTCTACGCATCCAAGCTGCGTGCGCTCGCGCGCCACCACGGGCTGCTCGCCGATCCGGCGCGCACGACCGACGTCTCCAGCATGCTGCGCGTGGCCGGGACCTTCAACTGGAAGGACAAGGCCAACCCGCGCCCGGTTGTCGTGCTGACCGAGGGCTCCCAGACGGGCACTGGTGAGCTTCTCCGGAAGATCGACGACGCGGTCGTCCGATCCGGGATCGACGTCCGTACGCCCGTCACAGCCCCGCCGCATGCCGATCTGGGGCTGCCGGGTAACCTTGAGGAGGACCTGTTCGAGGGTCCGCCCGTGTCGATGCGGGCGCTGATCACCAGCTGCGCGCAGGTACAACGGGCAATTCGGCTGAAGGCGGAAGTATCCGAGCCCGAGTGGTACCACCTCTCCAACCTGATCCGGTTCACCGAGAACGGGGACGCGAACGTCCACAAGCTGGCATCCATGAGCCGTTACTACGACCCCACCAGCTCGTGGGTCGACGACAAGCTCCGGCAACTGGAAGACAAGGGGATCAAGCCAACCAGCTGCTACAAGCTGGCTGAGGTCTGTGGGGACGAGCCGTGCGAGGGCTGCACGTTCAACGGCAAGGTGAAAAGCCCGATCGTCGCGGCCCGCTTCAAGGACCCGGCACCCACTCCGGCCGTCAAGACCATCCTTGGCGACGTCACGGTCACCGTGGACATCCCGGACCCGCCCAAGCCCTACACGCGGCTCAAGGGCGGCGGAGTGTCGTTCTACGCCAAGGACAAGGACGACAACGAGGTCCACACGACGATCTACGAGCATGACCTGTTCCCGATCCGGCGACTGGTGAACGCGGCGTCCGAGACCGAGCAACAGGTCTGGAGAGTGGTGCTGCCGCACAGCGGGGAGAAGGATTTCGTCCTCGACGCGGACGCCCTCTACGACCGCCGGAAGTTCGTAACGGCGGTTGCCAACCAAGGCATCTACCCGCACTCCAACCACGTCGCATACCTGCAGGATTACATGACCGCCTACATTAAGCTGCTACAGGCCAAGGCGAACGCGGACCCGCAGAGCAACCATCTGGGGTGGACCGACGACAAGGCCGCCTTTATCCTTCCGGACAAAGTGATCTCCGCTGACGGGGTCCGTGTCGCCCAGCTGAGCCTCGGGGCCAGCCGATCCACGGAACAGGTCCACAAGGCCGGCACGCTGCAGCGGCAGGTAGAGCTACTGAGGTTCTACAACCACCCGGCCTATCTCGGGCACCAGCTGTTCGTCCTCGGCCATCTGGCGGCGCCCCTGTTCTACATGACGGGGCATCACGGCGTCATCATCAACGCACATGGCGAAGCGGGCTCGTCGAAGTCGACGGCCCTCTACACCGGGGCGTCCTTCTGGGGGCAGCCGGAACTGTACCCGATCAACGGCACCAACAACGGTGCGACCGTGCGCGCCCGCAACGAGCGTGTCGCCGTGCTGGCCAACCTTCCGGTCGGCGTGGACGAAATCACCCACATGCTGCCGCGAGAGGCAATCGATCTGGCGATGAGCATCACCCAGCCGGGACATCGTCTCAGGCTTGACCAGAACGGCGTCGAGCGGCGCTCCACCGGGTCCTACAAGGCGACCATGATGCTGTCGACGGCCAACCGTAGCCTGCACAACCTGCTGAGCACGGACAACGCCGCCGGCACGGCAGGGTCGATGCGCGTCGTCGAGATGAAGTTCAAGCCGGAGATCGTCCACACCAAGCGGGAGGCCGACGAGTACCTGCACGAGTTGAAGCAGAACTACGGGCACATCGGCGAACAGTTCATCGCCTACGTCCTGAGACATCAGTCCGCGATCGAGGAGCGGGTCCGCGCCAAGGTGCAGGAGATCGACGCGGAGGCGTCTATCCAGTCCAGTGAGCGGTTCTGGTCGGCAGCGTTCGGTTGCATCATCGTGGCCGGGGAGATCGCGCGGGAGCTGGGGGTGCTGGTGTTCGACCCGAAGGCGATCCAGCAATGGGCGATCACGGTTCTGGTCCCCGAGATGCGCGGCGTCGTGGTGGACGAGTATTCGTCACCCATCGGCACCCTGACCGACTATCTGGAGGAAATCCACGGCGACATCCTCATCGTCCGCACCATGGGCGCGCAGAAGTTCCTCGACATCGTCAACCGGCCGCGCCACCAGCTGCTCGCCCACTACGATCTGGACGAGAAGGTCATGTGGGTGTTGAAGAAGGGCTTCAAGGATTACTGCACCCGGATCGGTGCCAACTTCCTTGAGATTATCGACGAACTTGGCCGGTCGCAGCTGGACCGGGCCGAGCATCAGACCCGGGTGGTCTCGAACCGCCGGATCAAGAAGGTGCTGGGTGCCGGGACCGAATACGCCAAGGCGCAAAGCTGGTGCTTTGCGCTCAACATGGCGCATCCGGAACTGGCCGGTAAGGCCGATCTCAAGGTGCTGGACGGCGGGAAGAAGACGGCTTAGGGGAGGTAGTCGTCGAGCATTCCACCGACCGCAAGACCCGCACCTGTGCCCGCCCCAAGGCCGCCCACAGACCCGGAGAAGTCGCGCCACGCTCTCGCGCCTGTTGCCGCAAGGAACGGCTTCAGCTTGTCCGGAGGACCTCGCCGGATATAGTCGAGCGTCTCGCTTTGAGTGAAGATGTCCGACAGGTTCCGCTCGATCTGGGAGCGGCGGAAGGCGTTCTGGCTGGCGACCTCCTGCGGAGCGATGGACGCCTGCGTCTGGGCGAGACCGACCTGAGCGCCTTTCAGAGCGTTATCGGAGGCCACCTGAGACGGAAGCAACCCGGCGCGGACACTCGCGAGGTTGGCGTCAGCTCGCGCGCCCACGGCCCGCGTATTGGCCTCCTGCTGCAGGATATCGTATTTCCGGGTCAGGAAGTTGAGCATGTCCGAAGGGATCGCCACGATCGTCTCCTACGCACTGTAGTTGTAGTTGGTGTTCGTGCTCTCGCTCTGAGCGTTCGAGTTGGACCAGCTGTTGGCAGTACTCCACGAGCTGTTGTAGCTGGTCGACCAGTGGATCGCGTTGAGCGCCGACGCACCAAGCTGGGCATTAACTTGCGCCCCGACCTTGGCCGCGTCAATAGCGATGGATCGGGTGGACAAGTACAGCTGGGCGTTCGCCTCGGCCGCCTTGATGCCAATCTCCGACACCCGCTGCGCCTGATCCAGCGCGGCCTGCCATTGGCGCGTGAGCACTTCGTTGTAGGCCGAGGTGCCGCGAACCGTCGCCTCATAACTGAGGGTTAGGGACTGATTGAACGCTGTCGTCGCCTGTGCCCGGGCTGCCTCGCCCTGATAGGCGGCGGTGAACGCGGCCCACTCCTCGGTCTTGGCGGCGAGCAGTCCCTTGAACTCCTCGATCCGGGCCATGATCTGCTTGCTGCCGGCATCGACGGTCGCCGTGTAGGCGCTGACCTTGGACTGGTACGCCTCCTGCTTGGCGCCCTCGGCCTGCACGCTCGCACGGAACCCCTCGACACCGGCCGTGTAGGCGTTGATCTTGGCGACGTATCCACGGACCTGCTCGCCAAAGATTTCGACCTTCAGCTTCTCGATCTCGGCCTTGGTGCGGATGCCGTTGAGCCGCGCCTCGTAGACGGTAATCGCCGAGAGGGCTGCATCGACCTGCACCTTGTACTGGGCGATCAGTGCCGAGTTGACCTGCGCCTTGGCTTCCTCGGCGGCGATCTCGGCCCGGTACGCCTCGACCTTCGCGACCTCTCCGCGCCACTGGGCCTCGTAGATCGCAACCTTGGTCTTGTATGCGTCGACGTAGGCCGAGTACGCCTGCACCTTGGCGTTGTAGATCGCGATGCCGGCCTCGGTGGCGTATTTGGTCGCATCGAACAGGCGCTGCTCGACTTGGTTGTTGTACGAGATCAGGGCCTGCTCAAGGGTCGTGGCCGTCTGCATCGACAGCTCGATGTTCTTCAGATGCAGGTCTGCCTGTTTGATCATGATCTCCCGGCTGATGCCGGCGATCGTGTAGTCGCTCTCCAGCTCGACCTTGAGCCGGGCGTCGAGATACGCACCCGGGGGGAAGCTGTAGCCCAGCTCGGACATACGATCCAGCTGGTCCAGATTGTCTTGCTTCTGGCGATACTCCCGCTCGCGCCCACGATCCCACAGCGCCGTCTCGACGTCGGCAGGAAGGCCGGTGTCGAAGCCGCTCTCGATCGCGCTCTGCAATCGCGTACGCAGCGCATCGAGCAGGTTGGACTGGTACCCTGACCCGGGGGCGTACGGAACCACGTCGGGCGCTACGGCGGTCAGCGCCGGGATGGTGGTGTCGATGGCGTCCGGTGCCGTCACGCCGCTGAACGGCGTGACGCTGAGCGACAGTAGAGAGGGTGGTGCTGGGAGGTCGACTGTGAGGCCCGGGTCGGCGTACGTGACATTCACGCCCGGCGCCGACGGGGCAGCCTCGCTGAACGGCACCGGGGCGCTCGGGAAGTTCAGCGCCGGGGGGTCCTCGTCGAACGGCTCCGGCATCAGACCTGAGACGTCGAGGGAGCCGACAAAGGCGTCCGGAGCGTCCGGAGACACCCACGCGACATCCGTCAGCGTCGGCGGCGAGACCGTGATCGGGAGGGGCGCGCTACTGGGGTTCGGGAATACCGGGGTGATGACCGTCGGCGTCATGCTCGCAGCGAGCGTACCCAGCTGGAGGATGAAGTTCTCGGTGGCGTCCGTCCGACTGTTGACGTACGCAGCGATACCGTCAGGATCACCAATGTAATCCCCGGGGTCGTTCGGTGGGTTCAACAAGAAGGGCATGATCGGTCCTCGCTCGTGGTCACCTTACAACATCCTGAATGCCTCGTCCAACGTCAGGGATTGGGTCGAACTGCTCGTCCCGCAACCACGGTACCGTCTCCACGTCGGACAGGTGCGGCAGTTCCCACTCCAGAACGTCCTCAGCGTGGTAGACCGCCATCCATTTGACGAAGTTGTAGTCGCCGACGACCGGCAGGGCCATGCCGAACCAGTGGGTATGGCTGACCGTGGTGGCGTACTCGTACAGTTGGGAGAGATGAACCGGAGCGTCGGACCGTCTCACATCCAGCCCTTTGGCCGCAACAGCGACACGTTGGTCCGGAACGTACCGCATGGCAATCTGGACCTTGTCGATGAACGCTGCCGCGCCGTTGACGCTGAGCGGTAGATCGACAGCGTAACGCTGCAGTATGTCGTACGTGATAGCGCCTTGGGGGAGATCAGGTATCTGGACGCCTCGTGCGACCCGCACATTCTCCTCGCCCGGGTTACTCACCGCTTCAAGGATCAGTTCCTTGCTCTGGATCGGCGCGATGGCAGCCTGATCAGACCCGCCCCCAGACGGCTCTCCCTGCCCGGTCGCGCCAACGACGACCACGATGCCCCCTTTGTACGCGTCATCCGTAAACAGCGAGGACCACACATCGTAAAGTCGCCCGACAGCGATCGGGTGTTCGCCCTCGATCCACGGATACGAGCCGGTAAAATTACTTGGAACCCCGTGCCCGACCAACCCTTTGGTCTCTCTGGTCGCGGTCTGAGCGATGTACGAAATGTCCACGGCCCCAAGTCCGGAGAATATGTTGGGGAACTGCTGTGTCTCACCCAATATCGTGTAGACATCGTCGATGAAATTCAGGTAGATAATCGCTTCCCGGACCTTCTTCCGGCGACGGAGCTTCTCGATGATCTCCGGGGCGACCTTCATGTTGATGATCTCTTGGCCGTTGATGTTGGTGTACATCATGTCGAGACCTTCGACAGACGCGTACCCGCGCTGAACACCGACAACGCTCAGCTCGTATTGCTGCTGCTGAGCAGCCCGGAACCGGTTCAGCTCCCCAAGAAACGTGTTCACGATCGCGTAGGCGAGGGGTGATCCCCGATCCACGCCGTCAATCCGGACGACCGTGGGCTGCTTGATAGTCTGGGGGTAAAGGGCGGTGCCCTTCTGGGTCGGAAGACTAGACATGCCGTGTCGGCCAGAGAGGCACGAACTCCAACGTGTCGAGATCGAAGTCTTCCCCGCGACCGATCAGTTCGAACGCGAAGTACCTCGCCCGTAGTCCCTTCCCTGTCTTGACCTTGGTGGTGCGTCCACTGACCGTATTGACCCCGTAGTCGTAGGTCCGCCCGTCGCCGGCGATCAGTCGGAGGATGTACTCGCCCTCCCCGCGCATGGCGATGTAGGCGCCGGCGATGCCAGCCAGCTTGGTACTGTTGAACTGCAGCATCCCGGACCGGATCACGGAGACGATATCATCGCCATCGTCGTCGTCCCCATTTAACTCGTAGAGCCCGTCAGACGACGCAGCGAGGTACTTCGACCCGATCTTGGCAAAGCTGTTGAAGTTGAAGTTGGTGTACTCGGTCGTCGCGTTGGTCTGGGTATTCGTCGCCCATGCCGTGACGCCGCCATCCGGCGCGACGAACGCCGCTGAAATCTCGAATGCCTCCGAAAGTTCCGGCCGCAGTATCGCGCCGATCGCCTGCGTCATAGTGACGTCGATGTCCTCGTCGAGATCGACCCGAAGCACCAGTTGAGGCGTCAACGTACCGGTGATGCCGACACCTTCCGAAACAGCTCTCCCGGTGAGGTAGAGTTGCCCCAGCGTGGAACCCATTCCGATGGTCTCGGTCAACTCGCCACCGAAGAAGTTGCTCAGGCCGTCCGACAGCAGCAGACTTTCCAGCAGAGCGAACCCGTACTTCGCGGCCGGACCGACGGTCTCGACGATCCCCAGACGCTCCAGCACGAGCAGAGCACTTACGGCGGTGACGGCTGGCGCGAAGCCGATCCCTTGCGTGATGGTCGCCGGGAACGCTGTCGACAGAAGGTCCGTCAGCCGCGCCGCCTCCACCGTCGAGACGCCATAAGTGCCGTTAGGCAAGGCCGCATCCTGCTGACGAATAACCTCCCTGACGACGGCGCCCGGAAGCCACGTCCGAGCAGCGACCGGCGCGAGACCAACTCCCGCCGCAAGCGTAAGCCCGAACGCAGGATGCATCGCCTCTCCATGGGCGATCATGTCGGCAAGTGTTGCGCCGGCGACCCAGCCGGGCGGGACAGTTTCGGAAATACCGAGATCGTCGAAAATCCCGGGACGAAGAACCCCCAGATCATCCGACTTGTACGTGTAGACCCCGGTAGTGAGGCCGGTCACGATCGCCGCTGAGGACACGTTGGTGTCCAGCGTCTCGTTACCTACAGCATAGGCCAGCTTGATAGTGTTCCCCCCGGAGAACGACCCGGCTACCGGCGCGAACACTATCTCGATGTACCCGGAGCGAAGGCGGTAGGCGACCCGGACGGCGTTGACCGTGCCGGCCGTATCCTTGCGATGTGTCCAGATGATGATCGCTTCTTCGGCAGTCTGCCGCATCTTGAAGTCGGCGGTGATGTGGTAGTCGACCTCGGTGTTCACCGCCCCAAGCGCAAGGAACGGTTTCTCTGTCGGCGCCATAGTATACCGGAATATATTGCTGAGGCCGAAACTGGCCGCAAATGAGGCTGTAAGCACAGGTGGTGGAGCGTCGAAAAGCATTAGAGGCCCGCCCTGTGCGAACAGCACGTAACGCGCGGTGCCACCATCGACCGGAGAGAAGTCCAGCTCGAAGAAATCGGTCTGGTTGTACGTGGTGCTCATCACGTAGTCGGTGCCAGAGCCTCCAACACCGATCGCCGCCGCCCACGTCTCGTAGGCATCGTCGGCGTCCGCGTATGTCGCCGCACCGTCCTCCACGAAATTGGTGTAGGCGACCCGCGACGACTGCGGCTCGGTGAAGTCAGTCATTCATCGCTCCAGACTTAGACGGAGCTGGCACCGAAAGTGTAGGTGATGAGCAGCTGATCGTCGTCCTCGACGGCCTTGGCGCTGGAGAACCGGGCCGCAGAAATCAGCGTGCCGGTAGTCGCGCTTTTGGCCGAAGCCGACACGAGAAAGGCGCCGTAGACCGTCTTGGTGGCGTTTATGGTGAACGTCGCCCGGCTGGCCGCATTGGTGATCGACTGGCTTGAGGCCGCAGCTTCGACGTACGCCTGCCGAGTGCTCTCGTCATAGGCCGTACATTCGGTCGCCGCCGAGGTGATGGTCGCCGCCGTCACGGTCGCGACCGGCGTGTAATTGCCCTCGAACAGCCCAATATACCACGTGGTGATCTGAGCCGTAGCGTGGAACATGATGTCGAGGATCGCGTTGAGACCCTCGTTCACGACGAGGTTTTTGTCCTCCCACTCGTCGATCAGCTTCCCGTCACGGAAATGCTGGCCGCCCCAGACGCCGCGAACGCCGATGATCCCCTGCTGCTCGGGCATAAGGACACCGCCAGCGCTTTCATGGTAGTTGGTCTGCATCTTCACGCTCCTCTGAAACGGACGATCTCAGCGTCCAAGTAGTCGCCAATCCGAGCATTGGAAACCGGAGAGCCTCCGCTGTCCAGCACACTCACGTACTGGTTGACGCCGTCTTGTCGACGAAACATCGCCGCCGCTCGAACCGCATCCGGGAAAATCACCCGCGTCTGCGTCAAATTGTAGCATACGCCCCCATTCATGCCAACGCAAAGCCCTGCTTCGGTCATGAACATCACGGCGGCCTTAGCCTCCTGAACCGCACCGGCAGGCGTGCCAAGATTGATCAGTTCGCCCGGAACCGCCACGGCCGATCCAGCGATGGCGCCGACGTCCAGTATTGGCATCCGCTTGGGCGGGAACTGCCCGGCCTGCAAGAAATAGACGGCCGTCTCGGTGCCAATGAAAATTCCGTCGTCGACCGCCGCCATGAAGGTATTGTCGGCCTCGAACTGGAGGAAATTCTTCGTCCGATCAACGACCCCGTAAAGGTATGGCTCGGTCGCCCACACCAGCCGGCGCGACGCCGCCCAGATACGGCCGTTCAGATAGGCCAGAGAGGTCGCTTTAGGCGGGTCTCCGAGGAGCTTTCCCTTGACCGGCGCCAAGGTAGCTGTCGGGCTCACAACCGGCGAATACCACAGCCCGTCCGGCCCGATCGCTCCCCACGGAGAAACACTCATCCCGGAGAGGATGCCATTGATGTCCTCTGACGAAAAGTACGTCTGCTCCCCCACAGTGACGTACGCGATCGGTTTAGGCCCGGCTCCAGACACGATCGGCGTGAACGTGTAATCCGTCGAGACGTGTCCGAGCACACCGTCCTTGACTGCGTACATCCCCCCCGGGATGGTGCAGGCACTGTGGAAATCCCCGTCCAGAACCTTGGTGCGTCCACGACGCCGACGCGGCTGCCCGACGTCATCCAGATCAATGTTCTGAGCCCGGACCAGATCAGCCGGCCCAAGACGCTCCTCTCCGACGGTGTTCTTGACCCCATCGAACTTGGAGAACGAGAGCGTCTCCGGGCGTTGGTCCCGAGGGTCTCGGCGGAACATCGGCATCAGGGGGAACCCCTCGACATCAGGGCCTTTCGGGCGGCGTTATACTGCTCGACGCATCGCCGCAGATGTCCCCGGTCCCGCTCCATTTGGGCAGCGACGACTGCAAGAATTGCCGCATCATCAGCGTACAGCTCCCCTCCGGAGCAAGTTCCGGGACGTCCATCGGCGGCAACTGCGGAGGCGGCGGGATGTCCGCCTGCCCCGCCGGGCCGTGCGTTACGGTCCCGCCGCAACTGGTCAAGAGCAAGATTGAGATCAGCAGTGAGACGTGCTTCACGAGCTTTACCTTTCGCTTCAATCGCCTCGGCGTCGGCGCGGAGCTGGTCCTCCGTGGCACGGTATTCCGCGCCCTTCTTCGCGAGCTTGTCTGCCCACGCGCGCTTGTCGTCGTTCCAATCGGACTGGACCTTGGCTTCTCCGGCCGCGAACCGTCGATCACCGTACGCATCGACCTGCCACCAGACGACGCCGATCAGCACCGCCACGGCAACTACTACCCCGATGAG